TTGAGCAATAGTAAATTTGAAAGAATGTTTTGTTTGAAAAGATTTGATTTGTCATTTGATATTTATTTAAGTTATTAATTATTATTTATTATTATTATTATTATTAATTTCTTTATTCACTTATATTATCTATTATACGTCGTATTTACTATGCTATACACTCGCTGCGCTCGCGCACCGTTGTATTGTTAGTATGCCTAAACCTTGGCCGTAAATCACGCGACAAAGGCAAAAGGTAAAGCCTAAACCCTAAAATCGAAAGGGGAGTGGGGTTTTTGAATTTTGTTTTCTTTTTAAAAATCATTTTTGTTTTTACTATATAGCCCTATACCTATAATTATGCAACAAAGTTTTTTTCCAGCCTGTAGCTTTCTTGTAATTTGGGTAATAATATATATTATAGTAATAAAATGCAAATAAATGGCTTCAAAACAAAAATTATCGCCTGCGGCGAGGAAGCGTAAGGCTGTTAGAGACCTAGCCTATGCTAAAACTGCGGACAGGAAAGCTAAAAAAGCCCATGCACAGAGAGAAAGGCGCAAGGCTGTGCGCAGAGGCGTCAATGTTAAAGGTAAAGACTGGGATCACAAAGACAAAAGGTGGGAAACTATAGCTAGAAACCGCGCAAATGACGGTAAAGGCACTAAGTCGGAGGGTAAAAAGAGGTACAAGGTACCAAAAAGTAAATATAAGAAGAAAAAATAAAAATTATGGCTAGATTAATAAGTTATCCAACCATTTCCACAATAGCATTAGGGGATTTGTTCCCTGTTACTGATATGTCTGATGTTGGGAAGCCGCTAAAGAACGTTACGGCTACTAATTTACTCAGCTTTGTTGAAACTAATGCTGGTTTATGGAAAAAAATTCCAGGAGGGATAAATTATTCTGAGGGTAATGTAGGTATTGGGGTAACTGCATTCACAGGATATTTAGAGGTGCTGAAAGTGAACATAGAAGACACCACTACTAGAGGACTACGCATTCAACTCGAAAAACAAACTACTAGTGCCGGAGGAGCCACCGCCAACGTGTATGGGGTAAGTACCTACGTAAAAGCAAACTCTACGGAAGCACTTTCAAACGCTCAAGCCTTATGGGGCAAGGCGGAACATATAGGTTCAAATACTTGTGACTTTATAGTGGGAACATCTGCAAGAGCACAGCATAACGGCTCAGGGGATTCAAATGGTGTTTATGGGGTATTTTCTGAGGGTGCAGTTATAGGAACTGGTGTTAGCACACAACAAAACATTATAGGTACGTACAATACAGCAAAGCTAGACAACACAAATGCAACGGCAGAAAAAATGTATGGTGCATATATCTATGCAGTATTAAATGCCGGTACCGTTAGAGCTCGCTTGGTAGTAATGATCCTGGATTTTGATGACATCGGAACAGGGGTTGTATCCGGGGACTTCGAATATTTAAGAATAGAAAACAACGTCCCATCTGCTGTGGGAGGTACAGCAAGGGCAATAAACTCTTTATCAACTTTGCCTTCTGAGTTTGCGGGTTCAGTTCAATCAGCAGGATCCATCAATACAGCAATAGCAGAACATGCAGACAATGCAGCGGCAATTACAGCAGGACTTGTAGTGGGTACCCACTACAGAACTGGAGACTTGTTGAAGATAGTTCATTAAGTAGCTTTCCAATTAATAACTTAAATTGCGTAGTTTTTTTAAATTACGTGTAATTATATAATAAAATTTAATCTAATGAGTCAAATAGTAAAAAAGTTTAGCTTTGGAAACAAAGGTAGAGAAAAAGTATTTAAGGGTATTGAAACCCTAACTGAAGCAGTGGCTTCTACACTAGGAGGTGGAGGTGAATGTGTTATTTTTGAAAATGCGCAAGGTGTGCCCATGATAACAAAAGATGGGGTTACTGTCGCGGAGCTAAGTGTTCTTTTGGATCCTGTAGAAAACATGGGGGCTTCTTTAGTTAAGCAAGCCGCTAGAAGAACAGTTGCGGAAGCAGGGGATGGGACTACAACATCCACAGTGCTAGCTCACGCTATATTAAAAGAATTTGATAAATCCAAAAGTAAATTCACCAGCAGGGAAAAACGCGACGCTATTAGTAAAATAGTTGACAAAACTTTAAAGCACTTAGATAAACAAGCAAAACCTGTTAACGGGGGCATGATTGACGAAGTAGCTACTATATCTACAAATAATGATGAAGAGCTTGGTAAATTAATAGCTGATGCATATAGAGCCGTGGATTTAACCGGCGTTGTAATGATGGAAACATCCCAAGACGGCAACACAAGCATTGAGGTGGTTGAAGGAGTACAATATGAAAAAGGTTTTACCAATAATCATTTTGTAACCAATGCGTCTGCAAATACAGCGGAATTAAATAATCCCAAGATACTACTTGTTGATTCAGCCGTAGATACCATTAGACAAATACAAACGATACTGGAACATGTAATTAAGAATAACACCCCCTTATTAATTGTAGGGGATGTTGATCCCAAAGTTGCGGCTGCCTTAGCCATGAATAAAAACAAGGGGTCTATAAAAATAAATATAATTCCCGCACCTACCCACGGTGTAAATAGAAAAGAAATATTTGATGACTTAGCCCTATTGACAGGGGCCACAGTTATAAGCGAAAGCTTAGGAGATGATCTAGACCTAATAGATCTATCGTGCTTAGGCACTTGTGTAAAAGCAGTGTCAACATTTAGAGATACGGTATTTCAAATAGACGAAGAACAATCTGAGGAAGTTCAGGCTATTATTAACAACATTAAAAAGCAATTGCTAACAGAATCTCTTGCAGGCAAAGTAATAAAGCTTGAAAAAAGATTAGCAATGCTCGCTGCTAAGCTAGCAATAGTAAAAGTAGGAGGAAATTCAGATGTTGAATTAAATGAAAAGAAAGATAGAGTTGAGGATGCAATATGCGCTACTAAAGCGGCTATCAAAGAAGGTGTGGTTGCAGGTGGAGGTATCGCGTTGATTAACGCGGCCAAAAGCATTAAAGCAAAAAATTCTGCGGAAGAATTAGTTTTAGAAGCGCTATTCTCTCCATATAATACAATAATGAAAAATGCGGGCCTAGAGTTAAGGGACATCGACAAAAAGAATTTCGGGGTTAATGTAGAGACCGGGAAAATGGTTAATATGTTTACAGCAGGTATCATAGATCCTGTACTAGTTACAAAGTCGGCTTTAAAAAACGCCGCTTCAGTTGCTTCGACTATATTGTCAACTAACTGTGTTATGTCTAATGTAAGAGAATAATATGAAAGCAATAGGTAGAAACATAATAATAAAAAAGTTAAAAGAAGGTATAACTGAAACTGAGGGCGGTTTGCTCTTAGCCGAAAGTCACAGAGAAGATATCCGATACGTAGAAGCTACGGTTGTATCAACAGGTAGCGAATGCGATGGTATTAAAAAAGACGACGTCATATACTACGATAGACATGCCGGCCATAAGATTGAGATAAATCGGAAGACACTCCATGTTATAAAGACAGGAGATGTAGTGTTTGTTTTATGAGAAAGCTAACAGGCGCAGATTTAAAAAACGCGGGTTTGTTAAAGCACTATAGGATTATACGCAAATGGGCTTGCAAAACAAACGGCATTACTGATGCGGATCTTGAGCTGTTAATATATTTTGATTGCTTAGATCAATTTAGAAAGCGCGATTTTGAAGACGGTAGCCTTACATACTCTTGGGACAACAGGAGATGGAATAAGCTGCTCAAAGAAGGCTGGATAGTTAAATGGCGTGGCTATAATGGATCTGATAAAACTTACAGCATATACAAAATAAGTTTTAGATGCAAATGCTTAATACAGCAGATGTATCGTATAATGCTAGGAGAGGAAGATATACCTACTTCAACCAGGCGTAATCCGGTTATGAAAAAAAAATCATACGGTGATAAAGTATACTCTGTTGCCTTTAATAAAGTTAATAACGATAAAACACGATAATTATGATAAACATGTTTGGAAGCGGCCCGTCAAGCGCGCAATCTAGGGTGGCAACTACTATGCAGGGTGCCCTAGAAATGGCCCGAGCTCAACAAGCTAAAAAAAGAAGCTTAATAGGCGGCGGAGAAGGTTTAGGAGGAGGTCATGGAATTGCCGAAGTAACAGCAGATAATCAAGTAGGTTCTTTAGCACAAAGCTCTATTCCCGGAGGAACACTAGGGGCGGGAGGCTTTGCGCAAGCCCCGGCTATTCCCGGCGGATCGCTAGGTCCAGGAGGCTTTCCAGTAGCAACAGCAAACCCTGAGATGGCAGCGGAGTCTTCTCCAGTTGCCTCAGAAACAATGGCAACTGCAGCGGCTGCCCGAGATCCTTATAATAATGCAATACGTACGCCTCAGCAAGATGCTGTAGGCCAAATACAAGGAAATGCGTTTATGCGTGATAGATCTCTTTACATTTAAAAATAACGTTAAAATATAAAATTATGGATCACACAGAAGAATATAGACTAGGAAGCGTTGCGAATAGACAAAAGACAATGTCTCAAAGCAGCATATCACCAGAAGGTGAAGGTGCCGTATGGGGAGGACCCTTAAGTCAAGAGGGTAGGCCTCACGTACCCGGAAACTCTAGGGGACCACAAGGAATTCAAGTACTAAAGTACCCTACACCATATACTTACGAGCCAATAACACAATGCGCTAAAAAAGGAAAATACTTTGAAGCTTACACGAAATTTTCTTAAATCAGAATTTGAATGTAAGTGTGGTTGCGAAATGCCGAGTGAAGTTTTTTTAAATATTCAAAAGCTTGCCGGTCAATTGCAATATATACGGGATTTTATAGATTGGCCTATAAAACTTACCAATGCATACAGATGCGCCGATCACAACGAAAAAGTAGGGGGGGTTTCTGATAGCCAACATCTATTAGGAAAGGCTGCTGATATACAGGTTAAAACATTACCTCCTAAAGACCTATACAAGGTAGTAGATACTTTAGCTGAATACGGTAGAGTGCTACAGGGTGGATTGGGAGAGTATAATACTTTTGTGCATTACGATATACGCAAAACAAAAGCAAGATGGGATAATACAAAAAAATAATTATGGCAAAAGCATTTAAAGTACATAATATGTACAAGGGAAAGATTACTAAAAAAGTTAATACTATGGCTCAACATAATGCTTTAAAAGCAAAAGGCTATAGTCATAAAAAACCTAAAAAGTAATGGCCGTAGCAAAAAAGAAAAAAGCTGCCCCAAAGAAAAAAGCTGCCCCAAAGAAAAAAGGCAAAGCTCCTTCGCGTAAAAAATCAAAAGGAAATTACGCCGCAGTAAAAAAAGGCAAGGGCTCAGGCAAAAAAGCCGGGGGTGGTATGACTGCTAAGGGGGTTGCGAAATATCGTAAAGATAATCCAGGTAGCAAGCTAAAAACCGCTGTGACTAAATCGCCTTCAAAATTAAAACCGGGTAGCAAAGACGCTAAAAGACGTAAAGCTTTTTGCGCAAGATCTAAAAGCTGGAAATCAGAAAGAGGATTAGCTGCACGAAGAAAATGGAATTGCTAGTATGAAAAGAAACAAACCAAATTGCGGATGTCTTAGTAAATACATGAAGACTCCCCAGACAGGAGTCAAAGGGTCTAAAGGCAGAAATGGCTGGGATGCAAAACCAGTGTTTAGAATAACTAATCCAGGTAGAAGATGAAAGCAAAAAAGAAAACAACACCCTGTTGGAAAGGATATATGAAGCAAGGTATGAAAAAAAAGGGGGGAAAGCAAGTTAATAACTGTGTGCCTATAAGAAAAGCAAAATAACAATAACCTAAAACCGAAACAAAATGAACAAGTATGACAAAAAAATGATGCATGAGCGCGAGCTTATTTACGATGCAAAAGGACAACTTCACAGAGCTGATGAAAAATACAAGCGTGGAGACAGAGGGGCTAAGCAAACGATGATTCACGATCGTGAGTTGGTATATGATGCAAAAGGTGACATTCACAAAACAGACAACGCTAAGCATAGTGGGCATCCACTTAGTAAGCATTGGTACAAAAATCGCTAATAATTATGGCAGAATCAAACAAGCAAGAAAAGAAAAATCTTTTAAAAGATAATCCAATTGCCAAAAGAGCAGCGGTTAAGACAGCGCCGAAGGCAAAAACAAAATCTGCAAGATTAAAAGCAAAAGCGGCAGAAGTTAAGAAAAGAAATCCTGCAAGAGCTGCAAGATTAGAAAAACGCTCTGTAAGAAAAGCAGGTAGAGAGAAGAAGAAAGAAGTTAGAGTAGACGCCAGAACTAAGCGTAAGATAGACCGCAAAACCACCTCAGCGTCAACAGCTGCAGTGGATATGGGTAACGCAAAAAGCGGTAGCAGAAAAGAAGCAAGAAAGGGAAGGAAGATGGTGAAAAAAGTAAAGCAGCGAGAAAAACTTGAAGCAACTAAATCCGGTAAAAGAGTAGCGGCCGCTTCCAAAAAGAAGAAAAACTACTAAACAAGAATAAATAACAGAATAGGACTGTATAAACCTAGCTAAACAAAAACAATAACAAAAACAAAAACAAAAACAAAATGGCAAAATTTATCGCAATTAAGTCTACAGGTGCTGGATTAGCAGGTGGGGACGTATTATTAGGAGTAGAAGGAATTATCGGTGTAGGAGCAGCATCAGCAACAACAACTGTAGTTGAGTATGATGCTAAAAAAGCAACAATAACTCATTCAACCGTAGGCACAACCCCTTCAGTAAGAGATGCAGTTAACGCAGCACTAACGGCTAACCCAGGTGGGGTTAAAGCTAGAGTACAGCTACCAGTAGGTATTACTGTAAGCGCAATAGCAATAGCGTAATTATTTTTAATAACCCTGCGGAGTAAAATTCGCGGGGTTTTTATTAAACAAAGAATATGAGCAAAATAATTTCATGGTTAACTGGAGGGCTTATCAAAGAAGTAGGTAAGGTAATCGATAGTTTAACTACCACAAAGGAAGAAAAACTTGAGATTAAAAAACAATTGCAAGTTATTCTTGAAAAAGCCGAGGCTAACGCTCAGGTGGAAGTTACTTCAAGGTGGAAGTCAGACATGAGTTCTGATAGCTACCTTTCAAAAAATATTCGACCCATGGTATTAATATACCTTACGTTTATATTTTCATTATTAGCATTTACTGATGGGAATATTGGTCACTTTAAAATAGCGGAAGAGTACATACCTATCTTTCAAGTGCTATTGGTAACTGTTTACGGGGCGTACTTTGTAGGTAGGTCTTGGGAGAAAGGCAGGAAAATAATGAATAATAAAGATAAATAAAGTAGTTTTATAAGATTTCGTGTAATTATATAATAAATATAATAACAATTAAATCTAATACTATGAAAAATCTAATTATTGCATTATTTATTACGCTAACATCATTTGCAGCAAAAGCACAAGAACAGTTTAGTGGGATTTGGCAAACCGAGGATTCTAACTATTTAAAAACTATACTAGCATCGGACTATTCAGTATTGCAGTGTTTTAACACTTCATTTAAAGAATACAATGTTATAACAGAAACAATTGTTTTTGAAAGCAAAAACAAATTTACCACGGAATTATATAATCCAGATAATGGATACCGTGTTACAATAGAGTACACATTAATAAACAAAGATTCAATTTCTAGTAAATACACCGGTGATGTTACCGGAGTTTACGGAATAAAACGATTATATTAAAAAAAAATCATGGCTTATAAACAAAATTTTGGTAGAGACAATTTAACAAACCTAAACGTAGCTGCTCTCACTAACGGGGGCACCGACCCAACTGACCCAACTGACCCAAAACCAAATGGGGTGGTTGCTAGTTCAGATGACCTGACCTTTGGGGGTGGAGTCACCAATGAGCTAGAAGGAGTAACTCTTGGGACTGTTAAAAACACTAAACCAAAAGTAAACCGACCAAAAACTCTTCGTGACAGTATTCTTGACAACACAGCCGACGATTCGTACACTATGTATAATGCAGATACTAAAAAAACTACAAAGCAAAAAGTTGATCCTATAAGTGGAACAAACTTTGACGAAACAACTTATAGTAACCCGGCAACTAAATATACTGCTTCGCTTACTAGCGGCAATAAATCGGTTTCTACATCATCAAGTAGATACCCGAGCATCTCCACAATTAACGCTAACCACCCTTACATTAGCAGTGCTTCAAATTACGTAGGCACGATGCCCGCTGATCGCCAAGACGGTTTTCAAGAAACCTATACGGACAACAACTTTATTAGAGACACAAAAACCGGCAAACAAATCATAGGCCTTCCTAAAAATTCAGAGCCAACCCATCGAGGAAAAATAAATGCTCTGAAAAAACACAAAAAAGACAGCGTTAGTAGCAGGAAAGTTCGAATAAATGCGCAGGTTAGAAATGAACGATCTCTAGATCGAGCAGGCTTACTAAAGGACTTGATTAAAAAAAATAGATAGCAATTAACCAATAAAAAAAATAATTATGGCATTTAAAATGACACCAGGGATTAAAGGTAATTCCTCAAATAACTCGATTATGGGCGGAGGCTGTGGAGGAGACGGACAACCACCTTGCCCACCTAGATTTCAAGCAGAACAAACAATGGCGCCGGTAGCGGATAGGTCTTCTAGATCTAGATCTAATACATCAAAAAGGAAAGCTGCACCAGCACAAGCGCCACCAGTAAAGCTGCCGCCTAAGCTTAAAATAAATTTACCTGAGGGACATAGGTTTAGAAGTAAATTAGCAGAGGCTAGTTTTTATGAAAATATGCAGGAGGCCATTGATACTGGGGTGTTTAAGTCTCAGGAACAATTAGACTCGGCTGTAATTAAGCGACTTAAACTTAACGCTGGGCCCAAAGAACCTCCTATTTATGAGATTCCTGGAAAGGGACCTGTTCTTGATGCCGGCCCTGTTTTGGAGGCACCTGAGAGACCTATTAGGGTTCCTGTTAAAGAAGGACCTAAAGCAGCGCCTGTTAGAGGAGTAGCGGCTGTAAAAGCAAAATAAAAATTAATAATTAACAATTAAATTAAATCAAAATGAGTAAAGTAAAAAAGATGGAGGTAACTCCAAAGGCAATCACTAAAGACGAGTTAAAAAAAGTTACAGAACTACAAACAGAGCTGCAATCTTATTTAGCCAACATTGGTGTATTAGAAGTGCAAAAAGCTAAAGCTATTTTTCAGGTAAACATGCTTGAAAAAGAAATGGGCGAGATTAAAAAAGATATTGAGACTAATTATGGTCCAGTTAATATTAATCTTTCTGACGGAACTTACGAAGAAATTAAAGAGTAAGTTATGGAAAGTGTTATAAGAAAAATTAGTATCGGGGCTGACTATAAAAACGAAGCAATGCATTACTCTGTTAAACAGACAGTTTACGGCGGTCACGAAATTTCTCATATAATGTTTGAAGAGTCTGATAATTCTTATAATATATTTATTAAGAAGGTAGATGAGATAATGCCATGGAAGAAGTTTAATTCTAACATGGCTATATCCGTTGAATATGACCTAGAGTATTAATGCGAAGTATATATGATTTTATCATAAAGCCGGTAGGCAAAAGATATGATAACGAAGTTAAGGTTGGGGAGCATACCCTTGTAACAAATAGCTCTATAGAAAGTTTTAAGCATGTTAATAATATCGCTGAAGTAATAGAAACACCCGTTGCGTTTGCGACTCCTATTAAAAAAGGAGATTTAATCGTAATACATCACAACGTTTTTAGAGTGTTTTATGACATGAAAGGAATTAAAAAGAACAGTAGGTCGTTTCTAAAAGACGGCTTATTTTTTTGTAGCATTGACCAAATATATTTATACAAGAGGAATAAAACTTGGAAATCATTTGGAGATAGATGTTTTGTTGCTCCTGTCAAAAATAAAGACATTTTAAGCAGCCAAAAAACCGCTGATCTTATTGGTATACTAAAAATAGGTAACAGCTCCCTAGAGAGCGCTGGAATCAACCCAGGCGACATAATAGGATTTACCCCGAATAGCGAATGGGAATTTGTTGTGGATAATCAAATTATGTATTGCATGAAATCAAATGATATTGTTATAAAGTATGAACTCGATAGAAACGAAGAGGAGTATAATAGCCGCTGGGCACAAAGCAATTAAAGAATTAGTAAAGGTAGCAGAGGAAAAGATCGTTGACTCAGAGGAAGATATATCCGCTGACAGACTTAAAAATGCTGCCGCTACTAAAAAGCTTTGTATACTAGATGCTTTTGAAATATTAAACAGAATACAGGAAGAAGAAAATATGATTGCGGATGCAACTAATACTTCGGATAAACCTGCGTTTAAAGGCTTTGCAGAGGGGAGATCCAAATAATGGCTTACCAGCAACAATTATACAGTATAGTCAAAGACTATATTAGGCCCCAAGCAATTAAGAAAAAAAACCGATATGCAAAATGGGAATACGGCTATAACAAAGAGCACGATGTTGTAGTTATAAGCAGGACCGGCAAAATAGGAGATATATATCTAATAAGTGGAGTGCACATTGCATTGCCGCTATTACAAGATAAACCTGACAAAGGTATAAATAAGTGGAAAGCCACTGCCTATCCAAAAGAATTAAGTAAAATAAAAAGTGAAGCAGATTGGATCAAGTACCCAGATGCTTTTAAAGAAAAATGGTATGGGTATATTGACGGGGAGTTTAACAAGCGTGAGGAAGGCTTTTGGTTTTGTAATCAAGATAAGCTTACTTACATTACTGGTACTCACTACATGTACTTGCAGTGGTCCAAGATTGACGTTGGGCAACCTGACTTTAGGGAATCAAACAGATTATTCTACATATTCTGGGAAGCTTGCAAAGCAGACAGCAGATGCTACGGTATGTGCTACCTTAAGAATAGAAGATCGGGATTTTCTTTCATGGCTTCCGGCGAGACCGTTAACCAAGCAACAATATCTTCGGATGCTCGATTTGGCATATTGTCCAAATCTGGACCCGATGCAAAGAAGATGTTTACAGACAAAGTTGTACCAATATCGGTTAACTATCCATTCTTCTTTAAACCAATCCAGGATGGAATGGACCGTCCTAAAACAGAACTCGCATACAGAGTTCCCGCTTCAAAATTTACAAGAAGAAAACTTGACGCCAACGCGGTACCAGAAGAGATCGTCGGGCTCGACACAACGGTCGATTGGAAAAACACGGGGGACAACTCATACGATGGGGAAAAACTAAAACTATTGGTACACGATGAAAGTGGCAAGTGGGAAAGACCAACTAATATACTTAACAACTGGCGAGTAACTAAAACTTGTTTAAGATTAGGTAGTAGAGTTATTGGTAAGTGTATGATGGGATCAACATCAAACGCTTTAGATAAAGGTGGTAAAAACTTTAAAAAATTATACGATAGTTCTGACGTAACCAATAGGAATAAAAATGGCCAAACAAAAAGTGGTTTATATAAGTTGTTTATTCCAATGGAATGGAATTACGAAGGATTTATAGATGAGCACGGATGGCCCGTATTTGAAACACCTAGAAAAAAAACAGAGGGGCCTCATGGAACACCTATTGAGGAAGGTGTTATAAATCATTGGGAAAATGAAGTTGAAGGTTTAAAAGACGACCCGGATGCACTAAACGAATATTACCGTCAATTTCCAAGAACAGAGCAGCACGCTTTTAGAGATGAATCTAAGCAATCTATATTTAACTTAACAAAAATATATCAGCAAATAGATTATAACGAAGAGCTAAGAAACAATACAATGGTTACTCAGGGTAATTTCCAATGGAAAAACGGTATCAAAGATACAGAAGTAATATTCTATCCTAACAAAGACGGTAGATTTTATATTACATGGGTGCCTAATCAAAATCAACAAAACAATATAATAATAAAAAATGGTATTAAATATCCAGGAAATGAGCACATGGGTGCCTTTGGTTGCGATAGCTACGATATCAGTGGTGTCGTTGGTGGCGGCGGCTCTAACGGAGCTTTACATGGATTAACTAAATTTTCAATGGAGGATGTACCTCCAAATCATTTCTTTTTAGAATATATTGCAAGACCTTCAACAGCTGAGATGTTTTTTGAAGATGTATTAATGGCTATGGTATTTTACGGAATGCCAATACTTGCGGAGAATAACAAACCAAGATTGCTCTATTATATAAAAAGAAGGGGATATCGAGGGTTTAGTATCAATAGACCAGATAGAACTTACAATAAGTTATCAGTAGCCGAAAGAGAAGTAGGGGGAATACCTAATTCAAGTGAAGATATAAAACAAGCACATGCATCCGCTATTGAAACCTATATAGAAGACTTTGTAGGCCAAAAAGTAGATGGTTACGGAGATGTTTATTTACAAAGAACATTACAAGATTGGGCTAAATTCGATATAAACAACAGAACAAAACACGATGCATCAATAAGTTCAGGGCTGGCATTAATGGCTTGCAATAAGCACAGGTACACACCTAGAGCAGCTACACAAAAAAAAGTGTATGCTTTAGGCTTTAAAAAATACAATAACGAGGGAGCTACTTCAAAAATAATATAATAAATGAACGTAAGTACAAATATTAATAGCCCATTTCCTGACCAGGTAGTTAGCGACGCTGAGAAAGCTACGCTAGAATACGGATTACAAGTGTCAAGAGCTATTGAGCAGGAGTGGTTTAATTACGGAGGCGCCGGATCAAATAGATATTCTATTAATTGGAATAGCTTTCACAATCTTAGGCTATATGCTAGAGGGGAACAAAGTGTGCAAAAGTACAAGGATGAATTAGCTATTAATGGCGATTTGTCTTATCTTAATTTAGATTGGAAGCCAGTACCAATACTTTCAAAGTTTTCAAATATTGTTGCTAATGGTATTACACAAAAGCAATACGATCTATCTGCATATTCTCAGGATCCCCAGTCTTTAAAGAAAAGAACGGATTATGCGAATGACATGTTATTTGATATGCTAACCATAAACTCCAGAGCAAAAGCCAGCTCGATTATACCTATGGATTTAAGTAGGTCTGGTATACCCGATAGCGAACTCCCGGAATCAATGGAAGAAAGAGATCTTCACATGCAACTTAGATACAAGCCCGCTATAGAAATCGCGGAAGAAGAGGCAATTAATACCATATTAGCTACAAATGAATATGATTTAGTAAGAGCTAGAGTCAACCAGGATTTAGTTAATATAGGAATGGGTATAACGAAGGCATCGTTTAATCCAGCTGAAGGCATTGTGGTTGATTATGTAGATCCTGCTTATTGTGTTTGGTCATACACTGAAGATCCCCACTTTGATGATATATATTATGTAGGTGAAGTAAAGTCTATAACTATACCAGAGCTTAAAAAAGAATTTCCTTATATATCTAATGAAGAGCTAGAAAAAATTCAAAAGTTTCCTGGAAACAAAAGAATGATTCAAGGATTTGAAAACTACGACAATAATACTGTTCAAGTATTATATTTTGAATATAAGACCTACACTGATCAAGTATTTAAAATAAAAAGGACGGATAGCGGCTTAGAAAAAGCTATCGAAAAAACCGATATGTTTAATCCTCCTCCAAATGATAATTTTGAAAGAGTATCTAGATCTATTGAGGTATTGTACGAAGGTGCTAAGGTTATAGGCACTGACATAATGCTTAAATGGAATATGTCGGAAAACATGACTAGACCGTTAGCTGACACTACCAGAGTTGAAATGAGCTACTCAATGTGTGCTCCCAGAATGTATAAAGGAGTAATACAATCGCTTATAAGTAAGTGTATCGGATTTGCAGATGTTATACAATTAACTCATTTAAAAATACAGCAAGTATTAGCTAGAATGGTTCCAGACGGAGTGTTTTTAGATGTGGATGGATTAGCGGAGGTTGATTTGGGCAACGGCACAAACTATAATCCTCAAGAGGCGTTGAATATGTATTTTCAAACAGGGTCAGTTGTTGGTAGATCGATGACACAAGAAGGAGACATGAACAGGGGTAAAGTGCCTATACAGGAATTATCAAGTTCATCGGGTATAGGTAAAATACAGGCTTTGATTACTGCATACAATTATAATATGCAAATGATTAGAGATGTAACGGGCTTAAATGAAGCCCGCGATGGCAGCATGCCTAGTCCAGACTCTTTAGTAGGACTTCAAAAAATGGCTGCTAATGCATCTAATACCGCTACAAAACATATACAGGATGCTAGCATACAGTTAACCTTGAGTACCTGCGAGAATATTTCTTTAAAAATAAATGACGTTTTAAACTTTCCGTTAACAAAAAATTCGTTAATGAATAGTATATCAACTTTTAACGTTGAAACTTTAAAAGAAATTGAAAATCTTAATTTACATGATTTTGGTATATTCTTAGAAATGGAACCAGATGAAGAAGAAAGGGCGGAGCTGCAAAAAAACATACAGATATGTTTGCAAACAAAAGAAATTGATATTGAAGATTCAATAGATATTAATCAAATTAAAAACCTTAAGCTGGCCAATGAAATGCTAAAGGTAAAAAGAAAAAAAAGACAGCAAAAAGCACAGGCTTTAGTCCAGCAAAATATTCAAGCACAAGCGCAAGCAAACGCGCAGGCGTCTGAAAAGGCAGCAATGGCTGAAGTGCAAAAACAACAGGCTTTAACTGCAGAAAAAGTTGCGATAGAGCAGGCTAAATCTAACTTTGAAATGCAAAGAATGCAGACCGAAGCACAGATTAAGAAAGAATTGATGGCTACTAAATTTCAATATGACTTGCAGCTAGAACAAATGAAAACTCAACAAATAAAAGCTAAAGAAGACAATGCTGATGCCGCCAAAGTTAAAAGAATAGAAAAAGAGGGAACACAGCAAAGCCAAATGATAGAGCAAAGACAATCCAAAGGTATGCCTAAAGATTTTGAAAATGCCGAACAAGGAGCTATAGGCGGTATGGATATGTCTCAATTTATGCCCCAATAAACAAGTATTTAATAATTATATAATATCATATCATGAGTGAAAAAACAGAAGGATCTTTTAAGATCAAGTCTAAGCTAACTGAAGAACAATTAGCGGCTAAAAACAGGGAACCTTTAATAGATATTCCCAGCAATGTAACCCGAGTAGTAATACCTAAAGAAGGAATAGATGCCATTCAAAAGCCAAGCACAGAGAAAGTGGATGTACATGAACCTTCCGAAGATAGCGAAGATGTGGTCCAAGATGTACCCGAACCAGTTATCAAAGAAATTACCGAAGAAAGTAAAAAAGAAGAAGAAATAAAGTTAGAACCATTAGCGCCACAACCCGTATTACCAGAAAATATTACTAAGCTAGTATCTTTTATGGAAGAAACAGGCGGTACTTTGCAGGACTACATTAGACTAAACACTAATTACGACGATGTAGATCGCGACGTTTTAGTTAAAGAATATTACAAAAACACTAAATCCCATTTAAGCGCGGACGAAATCGACTTTATGCTCGATGACAACTTTGCGTTTGATGAAGAGGTAGACGAGGAGCGAGATATCCGAAGAAAAAAACTCGCATATAAAGAAGAGGTTGCAAAAGCCCGTAAGTTTTTAAATGATACTAAAGATAAGTATTATGACGAGATCAAGTTGAACTCGCCTAAATTATCTGGAAATCAACAAGAAGCTTCGGACTTTTTTAATCGATATAAAGAGGACCAGGAAAGAAACACCGCTAATCACGAAAAGTTTAAAGCCAATACTAATCAATTACTTAATAACGAATTCGAAGGTTTCGATTTTAATTTAGGGGATAAGAAATTTAGATATGGCATACAAAACGCTTCGCAGGTAGCAGAAAAGCAATCAGACATCGGTAATTTTATAGGGAAGTTCCTTGGAGAAGACGGTGTAATTAAAGATACCGCAGGGTATCATAAAGCGCTGTATGCAGGTGCTAATGCTGACAAAGTAGCAAATCACTTTTACGAACAAGGCAAAGCAGATGCTATTAGAGATGTTGTAAACAAATCTAATAACACCTCTAGCACAGCTAGAAAAGCTGCGCCAGTAGACGGAGCAAGGTTCGGTGCATACAAAGTAAAATCAGTTTCTGGAGCGGACTCAACAAGACTAAAAATTAAAAAGTTTAAAAATTAATAACAATGAGTTTATTACCACAATTTGGGGCTATTGTCCCTTCACAATCACAGCAAATACTTAACACTAACTACCTACAATGGACCGCCAATGGGGGAGCTGGTGCAGTACCTGCTAATTTCGCTGACTTCGCTCAGCAGTATTTACCAGAAATTTATGAAGCAGAAGTAGAGCGTTATGGAAACAGAACGTTAGCTGGATTTCTAAACATGGTTGGCGCTGAAATGCCAATGACTTCTGATCAAGTTATTTGGTCTGAACAAAATCGTTTGCATATTGCTTATGACGATTGTACTTACGCCGGAGGAGCACCTACTGTATTAATTATAGGAGGGGGCGCTACCGCGCAAAACGTAATGTCTATTAACGATACAGTTGTTCTTTTGGACACAGTAACAGGAACAGAAGCTAAGGCTGTTGTAACCGCTACTGTACCTGGAGCGTCTGGTGTTGGAAGTGTTACTCTTCAGTTTTACAACGGAAACGTATTAAACACTGCTGGATCTGTATTCACATCTGGTGCTATTAAGGTTTTCGTATATGGATCTGATTACTCTAAAGGTACCACTATTGGTACGGGAGCTGGAAATTCAGCTGCTAGAGTATCTGTAGAACCTGTGCTGACACAGTTTTCAAACTCTCCAATCATTATTAGAGATCAATATGTTGTATCTGGATCAGATACCGCTCAGATCGGTTGGGTAAATGTAGCAACGGAAGACGGAACTGATGGATACTTATGGTACCTAAAAGCAGCGTCTGAAACTCGCTTACGTTTTCAAGACTACTTAGAAATGGCTATGGTAGAAGGAGAATTAAATACAAATGCAGGGGCAGGTGCTTATCAGGACCTACAGCAGCCAGGAACACAAGGTTTGTTTGCAGCTATCTCGGATAGAGGTAATGTACAAACTGGATTCACAGCCGCTAACGGACTAACTGAATTTGATGCAATTCTTAAAAACCTAGATACTCAGGGGGCAATTGAAGAGAACATGTTGTTTTTACAACGTCAAACTGCTTTGGACTTTGATGATATGCTAGCTGCGATTTCTAGTGGACAAACTGGAGGAGTTGCTTATGGTTTATTTGAAAATTCAGAAGACATGGCGCTTAACTTAGGATTTAGTGGGTTCCGTAGAGGATCTTACGATTTCTATAAGACAGATTGGAAATACTTAAATGATGCGTCTACTCGTGGAGGAATCACTGGAGTTAATTCAATCGAAGGTGTATTAGTACCAGCTGGAACATCAACTGTTTACGATCAAATTTTAGGAACAAATATCAGACGTCCATTTTTGCACGTACGATACAGAGCTTCTCAAACTGACGACCGTAGAATGAAATCTTGGTTAACAGGATCTGTTGGTGGAGCTAGTACTTCAACTCTTGATGCAATGGAAGTAAACTTCCTATCTGAAAGATGTTTAGTAACGCAAGCTGCTAACAACTTTGTACTATTCAAAGGAATCTAAGGATTCAAATTAATGTAGAGATGAGGGTGCCTTCGGGCACTCTTACTTTACTTTTTAACTATTAAATTATATTATATTATGGCTAACAAAAAACCCGTAGCTAAAAAAGCTACACAAGTAGAAGAAACTGTAGAAAAAATTGCAATCTCTACTATAAAAGAAACAAAAGTAGAATCTAAACCCCAATGGGAAATTAAAGATAGAGTATACTACTTAATAGGAAACAAATCTCCTTTAACATTAACAATACCTGGAAAGCACACAAGAAAACATTCTTTGTTGTATTTTGATCCAGAAAACGGAAAACAAAAAGAGCTTAGGTATGCTACTAATCATGATTCTCCATTTAAAGAAAATCAAAATGGCGAAGCAACCTTGGGACATATAATGTTTAGAAACGGAGACTTAAAAGTAACTAAAGAAAAACAAAATTTGCAAAAGCTACTTTCTTTGTATCACCCTTTGAAAGGAAGAATATACCAAGAATTTGATGCTGTAGAAGAAGCTTATGATGATTTAGAATTATTAGATATGCAAACAGATGCAGCCGTATTTGCTAGAGAAATGGATATTGACGATGCCGAGGCTATACTGCGAGTTGAAATGGGTACCTCAGTAAATAAACTATCCTCTAAAGAAATCAAAAGAGACTTAAGATTATTTGCAAGAAGCAATCCTTATTTATTCCTTGAATTAGCTCAGGATGAAAATGTAGGTCTTAGAAATACAGCCATTAAAGCAGCGGAAGCTGGTATTATTGCTTTATCTCAAGATCAAAGAACATTTTCTTGGGCTTCTAATGGAAGAAAGCTAATGAATGTGCCGTTTGATGAAAACCCATATTCAGCAATGGCAGCTTATTTCAAAACCGACGAAGGTGGAGAAGTATTTAGATCTATAGAAAAAAAGATTAATTAGTAGTTTTTAAAAAAACTATGTGATTATATTATAGATGGTGAATTAATTTTAGCCGGCTTCATCACTGGGGCCGGTTAATATTTATAATAAAAAGAAATAAAATGGCAGTAAATGTAGATATAGTTTATAAAACAGTATTACTTATTCTGAATAAAGAACAGAGAGGTAATTTAACTCCAGACGAATTTAATAAGGTTGCCACACAAGTGCAATTAGAAATTTTTGAGAGTTATTTTGATATGCTTAATATGCAGTTACGCAGACCAGATAATGATACAGAATATGCGGATCGTATTAAAAACATCGACCATAATATATCTATATTTAAAGAATACGGCGCAGCAACTTATGTGCCAGCAGGAGGGCATTTTACTTTGCCCACAACCTCAGGGGCAGGAGTAGCCACTCAAACACTCGAAGGAGATGGACTTCTTATATCGTTTCCTTTTACATCAATATCTTCTTCGCAATTACAAACAAGTGTAATAGCAGTTACAATAAATGGTGTATCTACCACTGCATTTACTATAAGTGGAACTAACATTATATTTGACGCTATACCAGCCTTAAACGACGCTATAGTTATTACAGCGACCTCAGAGGACTTCTACAAGCTGGGTACAGTTATATATAAAGATTCTAATGAAGCGCAGCTATCTCAGCGAAACGAGCTTCTATACATAAACAACAATCCTTTAACAGCTCCAACAAAAACATATCCCATATATCTGTTTGAAGACCACAAGTTATACTTGTATCCAAAAACAATTACATCGGATGTGGACGTAAGCTATTTAAGAAAACCCGTGGACGTAACCTGGAACTTTACAATACCATCGGGTCAAAACTATTACCAATACAATCCAACTAACTCTGTAAACTTTGAACTATCAAAAACAGAACAAGCTAATATTATATTAAAAATATTACTTTATTCAGGAATTGTAATAAGAGATCCCTCTGTAGTACAGATAGCAGCACAGCAAGTGCAACAAGAAAATCAACGCTCAATAATGTAAGATATGCCTATACCTAATGGTGGTTTAATAACCGAAACTAATGAACAATATTACGCTGGAGCACAGAGATTTATTTCGACTGGCGGTATGCAATATACAACTACATTTAATACGGATTTGGTTTTTGGATCTTTTCTTCCCGCAGATCCCGCCTATGCATTAAACAACTTTAAATTATACACAAGTCCCAATGGCATTCCTGGAAACTACACTGAGTACGAATTCGCTTATACGGTAATAAATAACATTATAACTTTTCCAGCACTAGCGCCTCCAATTGCGGGTACTTATATAGCCGTACAGCTTAAAGCATTAAACGGAGGAAGTTTTGGAATAGAGGACGCCTTCGGAGATGCCGTACAAGAAAATTATGGAAGCTACGCTTATACATCTTTAAATGATGTTATTAATGGATTTATAGCAACGTATGTAGGGGAGCACAAATTAATAGGAGATGTCAAAAGAACCGATGTAATATTTCACGCTAAGCGAGGACTACAGGAATTTAGCTATGATACTTTAAGAAGCATAAAATCTCAAGAGCTTACAATACCCCCAAGCTTAGGAGTTGCAATACCGCAAGATTATGTAAATTACACAGCTATATCTTACATAGACGCCTTAGGGGTTAAGCACCCCATATATCCCGCAAATAACCTAACAACTAGTCCATACGAAATTCCGGTACAAGACAGCGCAGGGCAACCAACTCAGGATGCGCTAGGTGACAATATTGAAGGAACCTCTATAACAAATGCCAGATGGGCCGAAGCAAATGATAGGCTTTTAAACGGTAATATTACTTTACAAGATTACTGGTCTTACGATAATTATTTAACAGGAAATCCTCTTTATGGGCAAAGATATGGTAATGAACCACAATACGCTCAAAGAAACGGTTGGTTTAATATGAATGAAAGAGACGGTACAATAGCTTTTTCTTCAAATTTAAAAGACAGATTAATAGTACTCGAATATATATCAGACGGATTAGCGTACGATTTAGACGCTAGGATACCTAAGATGGCCGAGGATGCACTATATGCTCATATACTATATTCTATATTAGCAGGAAGAATAAATCAACCAGAGTACGTTATACAGCGTTTAAAACGCGATAGAGCTGCTAAGCTAAGAAATGCTAAAATAAGATTATCTAACATCAAGTTGAACGAAATAGTTCAAGTGATGAGAGGTAAATCTAAATGGATTAAATCATAATTAAATGGCACAAGAAATTAAAAACACATTTCTAAAATCCAAGATGAATAAAGATCTTGACGATAGAATATTGCCTAACGGCGAATATAGAAATGCTCGGAATATATCAGTTGGTAGATCTGAGGATAACGATGTTGGTGCTCTAGAAAACGTAATTGGGAACAATTTAGTTGCTGGTACCGATATTGAATCAGGATTAACCATTATAGGAATTAAAGAAAGCAATTCTTTAAATCAACTTTTTGTATTTCTAACGGACTATAAAGATCCAAATCCCCTCAACCCCACTAACGCACCTACTACTTCAAAGCATTATATTTATTCGTATAATAATACAACAGGAGCATATACTAGATTAGTGCAAGGGGAATTTTTAAATTTTTCGACTACAAATAGAATACTAGGTATAAATTTAATTGAAAATTTATTATTTTGGACAGACAATAGAAATCAGCCTAGAAAAATAAATGTTAATGTAGCAAGAGCTTTTACACCAGGTGGTTTATCTACTGTTAGTGGCGATTATTATACGGAGGAACACCAAATATCTGTTGCAAAGTATAATCCGTACCAAGCTATAGATCTTTACAATAGAGTTAATTTAAAAGTAAGATCAGGAGCAACAACGACTACTTTCACTTTAGAAGATACGAGTAGAGCAGAGCTTATTGAATTTATAGGAGCAACAGTTGTTTGCACAGAAACAAACCCTCCAACGCAAGGCGTTAATTTTGTTGAGGTTGTTAGCATTACTGATTCTTTCAGCTTACCTAATATTGTAACTATAACTGTTTCGCCGGCAATGCAAGCGGCCCCTGCGGTAGGAGATTTTGTTTCTCTTATACAGTCTACAATGACTAATAAAAACAACGATGCCCAGTGGCCTGGGGATCCGGATTATTTAGAGGACAGATTTGTTAGGTTTAGTTACAGATTTAAGTTTGATGATAACGAATACTCTTTAATGGCTCCTTTTACGCAGATAGCATATATTCCAAAACAAAAAGGGTATTTTATTAATGGGGACGAGGACGCAGCTTATCAATCTACTATAGTTGGATTCATGGAAAACATGGTTCAAAATATAAGTTTAGTTATACCTTTGCCCGCATCTGCAAGTAAAATAATAGCTGACTATAAAATTAGCGGAATAGAAATATTATTTAGGGAAAGCGACGGTCTTGCGGTAAAAGTACTTGAAAAAATTTCTGCAAATGAAATTTCAGGAGCGAGTGGTATAGATAGTTATTACACATACGAATATCAATCAAGAAAGCCATATAGAACTTTACCTGAAGCTCAAACAGTAAGAGTGTTTGATAAAGTGCCTGTTAGAGCCTTTTCTCAAGAATCAGCGGGTAATAGAATTATATACGGTAATTTTAGAGATCAGCATACTCCTCCTGCAAATATAAATTATAATTGTAGAATAACTAAAAAGTCTACAACTGGAGCATATAATAATTGGATAGAGTATCCTAATCATTCCGTAAAAAGAAATAGAAATTATCAGGTAGGATTTGTTTTAGCAGACAAGTTTGGAAGACAATCTCCAGTTTTGCTTTCATCCGTGGGATCGGGTAGCGAAAATAATGGTACATTTTATTCTGGGTCTACAATATACAGCCCTTATGATTTACTAAAAACAGATACGGATGTAGATACTTGGTTTGGAGATGCAATACAAGTATTAGTAAATTCACCTATTGAATCTGAAATAGATAGTGCCGCAGGAACACCTGGTCTTTATGCTTTAAAGCAACAAAATGCCTCCACCGGAGAAGGTTTTGCTATCACAGCAGGTCTTTCGGTCTCAGGCGCTTCACCTATAACAAATAGTACTTGGACGTTCTTTTTAAAAGACACTGTATATCCTAACAACGTTAATATACCTGCTGTAGGCGATTATTTAAGAGGTGCTCGTCAAGACTTTGTTAAAGTTACAGCTATAACAAACCCTACTTTAAATCAATATATTGTTGTCACGGACGGCAGAGTAAGTGATACCTATTTAAGAACCTTGGAGTTATCCGCTAGCGCACCGGATTTAAAATTTGCTTACACCATAAACGATTTAGGGTGGTACAGCTATAAGATAGTTGTAAAACAAACCGAACAAGATTACTATAATGTTTATTTGCCAGGAATACTTAACGGATACCCTGGACAGAGTGCCGCTGGGGTGGCGGAAGGACCTTTTCCAACAGACGAGGTAAATCTTACTGCCCATACTGTTTTATTTAATGACAACATAAATAAAATTCCTAGAGATTTAGCCGAGGTTGGTCCTGATCAAAAACAATTTAGAAGTTCCGCAACTCTTTACGGTGTTGTATCTAATACAATGATTAATGTATCAGGAACTGGTACTGCTTCCAATACACAATATTACCCGAGGCTTCAGTCCATGGGCCCAAATGCTATTTCGCATACATCGACAGCTATTGCTGCAGCAGACGAATTTGATATGGCTTTTACAGATCTTTCTTCAACAACCGGAACCACTGGTATTGTAGGGGGTGATAATGGAAATAAAGTTTTTTATCAAATAGATACAAAGCCATTAGTAGCAAGGATATCCACCACGGAAAAACCAATAGGGCAAAAAAATATCACAACTGGAGCGGGAACTCCATACAATATGCTTCCTTATCTATCTGTCTATGAAACAGAGGCAGTGGAATCTCTTTTAGATATTTATTGGGAAACCACTTCATCTGGATTAATCGTTGATCTAAATCAAGATGTGGCTTCAACAAATGTTGGTGTAGTTGGTTTTGAAAACCTCAACTGGGAATTTAAAGAAGACACTGTACAAAATCAAGCTGTTACTCCTTCGTATTTTAGTGCTATAAATAATGAAGGAGATCCTTATTTGGGAGATTTAACGCCTTCTTTAACCAGTATAACAAACGGAGATAATTTAGAAAACACTGATTTTGATATTATAAAAGGAATTGCAGGTACTGTTAATGAAGGAAAATTTCAAATTATATATACAAAAGCTGAATCCCCTATTTATGAAGCAGTCAGCCCTACAAGGGATGTTTATTCCTTTCAAGTAACTCTTACCCCCCCAACTGGGGAACCTTTCGTAATACAGCTTAATGGTGTAGAAGGAGGTTTTGGGGCTTTAGAAAACATTCAGCCAACAATAAACCAGCCCGGCAATATAACTAACGCTACGCCTTCCACGGCAACGTTAATATCTGTGAGCGATATTGATGGTTTATCTCCTAAAAACGGTAGTGCTACAGCGGCTGGTGAGAGAACAGGCCTCCGGTTTTTCTTAAGAAAAAACACAAGTGTAGCCGGTAACTCTCTTCCTGATAATTGGGAAATGAATGAGACCACCGGAAAATTAACCCAACTTACCCCAAACAATGAGTTTGAGGGCAACGGGTTAGCTACATACAATGTAAGATTAACAGTAACTGATGCCTTCGGATCAATTACTTCACCTCTTCAGTCTGAAGGATATTCTGCTCTTAGGACGGAAGTAAATTTTAGTATAACACTAAACCCCACTCCATTAAACACAGGGGCAAAAACAGTCCTTGCGAATTGCGTAGTAAATGGAGGAGGAACTTTTACAAACAACTTACCTACTCAAATATTTCAAGCTAATTATGATGCATTATTTTCCAATGCTGTAAATGGCATTGTACAGACCCTGCCGGGTGGTGTATTTGGACATTGGAAATGGGGAAGCCCTGACAATAGCCCTCTTGGCATAGGCGGTATCAAAAGAGGGCAAAGCGTAACTAGCTGTATTTATTACATAGGAAAGAGTGACCCTTTAGTGGAAGGCAGCGGCGCTAGCAATGAGATACTTAGCACAAATAAGGGGCTTAATATAAATTTCACTCCTGCCAATAATGACTCTATACCTACGTTTTATCACAAAATAGGTACAGATTCCCATACAAGCGGTGTAATACATTTTACAATCAATACTTTCTCTCCTAGTAGATTTCAGCAAGTGCCTAATGTATTTGCGGTTCCAGCAGCAAGGTTTTACTACAGACAACCAACAGCTGACGACTCAAACCCAGATTGGATACAATTACAAAGAAGTCAAGAAATGAACCAAGTAGGTTCTTCAGGGCCGGATTTTACAGTTTCCCCTAAAAAAGACGGACCCGCTTTGGTAGAAACTTTTTTGGCCTCTTCCCAAAACACACCATCTTCAGAAGTTACGGTAGATCGAACTATAAGTAATTCACAAGACCAAAGGGGTGTCTGGGTGCAGACAATGAGAGCATTTGATTTTAATGATTTATATGATTCTAATGCTAGTGGGGCTAGTTCAGCTGCGGGTATTGAATACGCAATAACTCTTTTCGGACAACAACAAAATAAGCCTCATTCAAATGCACAACCACCAGGCACAAATAATGGTACTGTGAGATCTTATGTAATAGCGGACGATTTGAACTTTCCCACCTGTGCAGTATGGCAAGCTACAAATCTTTACACTGCAAATGGAGGAGTACCTGGCAAATTGTTTAAGTATGACACTAGCACTACTGGTACCGATAGCCCCACGGCTTGGAGATACATAGACAACGATACTCAGCCAACTCACACCTATAGATTTGCTAGAAGCCCTTATGGTGATTACGTGACTGAGTTATACACAAATGCTACAAGTAATGTTTTGTTTATACCCGCAGCAGAAAACCAGAAATGGATAAACATTAAATTAGATAGGGGCCTTTTAAGCCCTGTTCCAAATCAGTATAATAACTTGGTAGATACCGATGTTTACGGTAACACCGTTCCAGGTCAAAATACTATAGGGCAGGATCTTCAATTTAATGTAGGCTTTTCAACTGTCGCAGGTAGAAAAATACCTAGCGGGTATGCTGAAGTTGGAGTAGCCGGTGTGAGGGTATTTGAAGAAGAAAGCTTGCAGTACAATCATTTACAAAACTACAGAACAAAGGGAACTTTAAGAGTAGCTAAACCACTCAATTAATAGAATAAATGGCAGCAATAATAGAATTAAAATACTTTAATACGTTTTGGCTTAAAAAAATTAAATCCATTACAGACGTTGAGCCGGGATACACCGCTCAGGTTAATGAATTTGATCCGGCGACTAGGGTAATTCTTATGAATAATTCAGCGGACGCAACTGAGATGAACGTAGGCCAGGAAATTACAATTAAATGGACTGTTTTCGGTACTGAGATTACGTATAAAACTAGTATAGTTGAAAGAATTGATACACCATCATTTGGGTTTAGGTTTAAACTTGCTGACGATCCGCCGGTGCCTCTTCCCGCTAACCCACTTTCTGGTTACCCAGGTGGAGTAAATGCCGCTCTTGGCAAAATTATCAATTTTGATAATATACCCCAAGCCTATATAGCTACAGCAGATGTAGATACGGATTGGCTACTGGAAGAATCCAGAATACGAGGCGGATATAATAATACGAGCGTAGATTTAGGAGTTAAGGCTTATTTAGTAGAGGAAGACCCTAGGCAAAAACATAGATTTAGTTCACTTATACATTCTGGCATATTTAATTCTAGAACAAATGTTAACCAAACAAATCAATTTTCAGTCGGCGAAGACATAACCCGTACAATTGACCCAGCTAATGGATCTATACAAAAACTATACGCGGAAGACACTAACCTAATTATTTTTCAAGAAAGTAAAGTAAGTAAATCTTTAATTGATAAGGACGCAATATACTCAGCTGAAGGAAACGCTAGCGTTACTAGTCGTAATCTAGTTATTGGGCAAAACGTGGCTTACGCAGGGGAGTATGGCATAAGCACAGATCCTGGATCATTTGCAGTTAATGGATACAGAAAGTACTTTACTGACAGAAATCAAAATGTTGTGTGCAGATTATCCATGGACGGCATTACAGTTATATCCGGCTATGGTATGGCAGACTTTTTTAGAGATAAGCTTTCCACCGCTAAAGATAATTTAGTAGGTGGCTGGGATGCCCATAACAAGCAATACATTCTATCTATACCTCAGTCTACTAGCAACTTCTCCTCAGAGAGCAGCTATGACACATTAGCATTCGACGAAACAGCTAAAGGCTGGGTAAGCCTTTATAGCTACAAACCTAATCAAATTGTTAGCTTAAATAACAATTATTTTACAACTTTCGAAGGAAAATTATGGAAGCATTATGAAAAACCTCCAAATAACTCGTCAATGGTTCGATTCTACGGAGTAACCTACAGAGCGGAAGTAACTTTTGTTTTTAATGGAGGCCCTTCTGTATCTAAAAACTTTCAAACCATAAACTACGAAGGAGATAACGGGTGGAGTATGTCTGAATTTAAAACTAATACGGACAGCGCTTTACCTATATCACAAGCAATTTTTGCCACCACTTTGGATCAAATGCAAAACTCATTATTAATTAATAGTTTTAAATTAAAAGAAGATAAATATTACGCGGATATTACAAATAATACATCGTCACAAAGAGGAGAAGTTGTATTTGGAAGATCCTCTTCAGGAGTAAAAGGATTTTTTGCCACTGTAACTATGTACACCCAGAGTGGAAGTCAAAGAAAAGAATTGTTTGCAGTAAGCACAGGGTTTGTACAATCATCATAATTAAATTAAATGAACAAAGAGTTATCAAATAATTTTATAGAACAACTAGAAGTGTTACAAAATGTTTTCATAGAAAACAATGAGGTAGAGGGGATATACGGAGACGGTAAATCTTTAGTTAATAACGAGGAGTTTCCTATAACAAACAACTTTACAGATGGACTTTACATGAGACATCTTACTATGAAAGCAGATACCGTGGTTATTAGCGCGATCCACCATACAAATCATTTTTGGTTTTTACTTTCAGGTAAAGTAATAGTGGAATCAGATAACGAGGTTGTAGAGCACGTTGCGCCTTGCTGGTCTTATTCTATTAAAGGAACAAAAAGGCTCGTTAGATGTGTTGAGGATTGTGTTTGGATAAACGTAATAGCCAATCCTACAGATACAATGGATATGAAACAAGTAGAAAATAATTTTTTCTCAATGACACTTGAGGAATATAATAAAAAAGAAAAATTATGTCAGGAATAATAGTGGCCGCGGGAATCGGCATATTAGGCAGTGTAGCCGGTGGAATTATCGGTGGCAAAGCCGCTAAAAAAGCAGCAGCAGCAGCGGCAGCAGATAAAGCAAGAATAGGCAGACAAATGGCCCAATTTGAAGCAAATAGGCAGGATGTAACAAATCCTTTTTCTGATGTAAACTCTTTATCTGGTTTAATAGACGATATGAGGGGTGACCTATCTAATCCCTTTGCTAATCTAGGTGTTGCTACGGGAGCCGCGGAAATTCAGATGGAACAAACAGACATAGCGCTAGCTAATACTTTAGATACGCTACAAGCAACCGGCGCAAGTGCGGGAGGGGCTACAGCATTAGCCCAAGCTGCTAGAGCAAGTAAAAAAGATGTTGCTGCTAATATAGAACAGCAAGAAGCTCAAAATGAAAAAATGAAGGCTCAAGGAGCACAGGATTTGCAAGCAAAAGAAATGCAGCTTACTCAAATGGAAATTAGCGAGGAAGGACGTGTGCAAAATGCTCAAGCTCAAGGTAAACAATTTATGTTTAATGCTCAAGAAAACAGGGATATGATGACATTAGACAGAATGCAAGGAGGTATTGATCAAGCTAATCAAAACGCAGCAAACGCAAATGCAGCAAAAGCGCAGGCTACCGCGGGCATGATAAGTGGTATAACATCTTCAGTGGGAGGATTAATGGGATCCGGAGCATTTGCAGAGGGAGGATCTTTAGCACCACCAACCGGCTAATAAAATATAAAATATAAAATATGAGTTATAGAAATCCAAAAATAATCGACGACAAGTCTGGGCAAATACTTGGCCAGGCAATAGCACTAGGTGCGCAGAATATTTCTAAAGGTATTGTAGGTATGGAAGCCCAATACCAAGCAGCACAAAAGCGAAAAGAAGAAAAAGCAAAAGCTGACCAATTAAAAAGGGATAGAGAATCTGATGGAATGGTTAATGCCATAGAAACAAATGCAAAAAATAGGACCGCTCAATATAAACGGCAGCAAGATTTAATGAAAAATGTTGGTAAAAATTTTACCAGCAAGATGGAAAAAAACGTAGATGAAGGGGGCCAGCTAAGAATGGATAATGTTACGGACAAAAGCCCTGAAATGGTTGCTAAAATTAAAAAGAATGTGGAAGAGCAAGATAACTTAAATGGTTTTATGGGCAATGTAGGTTCTATAATGCCCGAAGCCGCTGAGCTATCAGAATTAACCGCTAGTCAGTTAAAAGATATTGTGTACTATACCCCTATAAATGGAGATAAAGGTGAGTCTGCTCAGCTTATTCTTAAAGGCTTAATGGCTACAGAAGGATACGGTTACGACATAATGCAAGAAGATGGCATAAATTATCTTCTTATAAACACCCCAGACGGAGGACAAGCTAGATTTAGCGAAGCTGAATTAGAGGCTGCAGGGACGCTTTTTGGGAAACGAAACCAGACTACTTCCCAATATCTAGATGCAACGCTTAAAGACAAAATATTAGTGGAACAGGAAGGAGAATCCGGCCTAGCACTAAATAAGGCGCTAGCAGATAGCGTTCCTATTACCACAGAAAAAGTGGATGAACAAGGATATAAAATTGTTAGGCAGGAAGTCAATGCAGGTAAGCTTGATAAGTTATTGAACACGGAGATAATGGAAATTAATGCTACTATAACGACTGCTTCCTCTGTCCCCCAAAGAAACCAGACTTTAAATGATCTATTAATAGATCCAGATGAATTCGATGCTCTTTCTAAAGACAAGCAAGAAGTAATGATTGGGGATCAGGTTAGAAATAACATATTGCAAAAATATGGTATAAAGCAAATGGAAGTTGATTTAGAAAACAATGGCAAAGAAACACAATACTACCGTCAAAGCAGAGGACCTGCTGTAAGAAAAGAAGGGGTTACTACCACACAAAGACTTGAAAACTTTAATGATTTTAATGCAGGATTGAGTAGCTTAGTTAAAACGGCGGGAGATGCCCCGGTAGGCATGCAGTCAGCTATGAAATTACTCTCTGTTGGAGCAGGTAAAAAGTTAACTATAAATAGTAAAAGAAGGCCTATAAACGATGTTGTATTTAATGGCGACAGCATGACTGTAACATGGGATAGACCTAAATTTGCCCCTTCTGAATCGGATCTTAGCATAGAAAAATTTTATAATCCAAACAAAAACATAAAAGGAATTAACGGAGAGCAAGTTAAGCCTGCTAAGAATATAAACTCCAAAACCTTCGATTTAAACAATTATGAAACATTAACTAATTTTATTCAAGATGCAGGATATGTTTCGGCTACTCAAGCAAGAGAAATGGCTAAAGAAATAATAGAGGCAAACAAGGCTAGATAATAATTACTACAATTAAAATATATATTTATGTACGAGTACTTAATCAACAAAGAAACAGTAATTTTTGAAAACGAGAAAGACATGCTCGCGGGTCTTAAAGCCGCGGAAGAAGCGGAATATAGTATAGAGCTAATCAGAGATGATAGCATGGCTCAAAAATCAGAGGATACTTCCACGTTTGGCAAGCCTCAAAAAGAAGACACATTTGTGTTTGGGAATCCTACCCCAGAAGAGCAGCTACAAGCTACTCAAAGCGAAGCGTCACAAGGAAATTTTACACAAGACCCTGTAGAGAGTGCGGATGCGGTGTCGGAAACTGTAGCACAAGACGATACGGAATTACCGCAGGAAGATACTTCTTTGGATTTACCAGAAGATGATTTTCAAATTAAATTAGATAAGCTTAAAGAACTTAAAGACTTTAGAGCTAAATCACCTAATGGCACTCTGCCAACAGATGGAGAGGCGTTTCAAAAGTTAAAAGATTACGACTATAATAAAGATTTAGGAATAATAAATACTGAAACAAGAGAAAAAGACCCGATAAAACAAGCTGAATTACAAGAATTTAAAGACTTTTCGCAAAACAGTTTAAACTCAGGTATACTACAGCAGCTAAATGTCAAAGGGGTTTCTTTACCAGCTAAAATACAAAACGGGCTTGAAAAAGAATATAGAAAGTATATAAAAGATAATTATGAAAATTTTATTACTACTAGAACTGTTGCGGAGGTAGCTGTAAATATTACCAAAGATAAGCAAATGCCAACGGATTTTGCTATTGATCAAATTGTAGCGGAACAGTTGCAAGGGCTTCAAGAAAAGCAAAATAATGAAGAAAAAGAAAAAGAACAAATATTAGGTAGAGGTGTATCTAAGAACCCTACGCAAAAAGTAATTTCGGCTATAAAAGGTAGAATAGATAATGCCCCTGCTAACCGAAAACTATTTGGGGCAACAAGCCAAAGAATTGATGCTATTGATAGAAAACTAGCACCCAGTAATCTTCTGCCAGACAACGAAAGACTTGCTTTAGAAGATGAAAGAAGAGCGCTAATTATTTCATCTGCTGAGGCTTTTGAAAGAATGAATCCTGCGGGATCCGCAAACCCATATAGGGACGGGTTTGAGTACGCTGGTAAAAGCAAAAAAAATAAACTAACTCAATTTTTTAATTTAGAAACGGGAGCGCAGGTAATGCCCGCGGAAGCTGCTTTAAGCAATGAAAAGCTTATTACCGCGCCTCCGGAGATGATTGCTGAAGCTGAAAGATTAGCCAAGCTGGCTAGAGAACCATTAAAAGCTGCTTTTTATTACAATGTTCTGAAAGAGACCCAAATAAACGAAGATCTTAAAAAAACATTTGATTTTAATCCAAACAAAGCTTACGAGCGGAGAGTTAATAAAGGCGAAGGAATCGGGCAAGGCCCAATGGATAAATCCCGTTTAAGAGTGTACCTTGAATCTAAGGGTTATACGCCAAATGAGAACGGCTTGTATACAAATGTAACAGCTGAAGATTTATTACCTTTAAAAGACATGAACCTATCCGGAAGGTTTGGTATATTTAGTGAAGACGGCGGCTCTATATTAGACGACGCATTCGTCCCACGAGAAGGAGAATTGTCTACCCCAGCTATGTTTATACAAAATTTAGCGGAGGAAAGAATGCAAAACTCAATAGAGGGTAATGCACTAAACAGGGCTTACTTGTTTAACATCGATCCCGGCTCAGAAAAACTAGACGCAGGAGACTACGTAGCAACTTTTGCTAAAAAAGCCGCGGCCGGCACATTGGATTTACTGCCTGACAGCATGACTTCAAGGTACATTGATGAATTGCCTTTAACTCAGCGAGAAATGCTAGATAATTCCGAACAAATGTTAATGAATGCTGGTATTGAAATAACTGAAGAGCAAAAAGAAAATTTTGCTAGAGGCTATGGCATGAAGGCGGTAGAACAACTAGGTGATTTTGCTCCTATGCTTATAAATTTTGCTTTTCTTAATAAAGCAGCAGGAGCCGCTGGAATGACTAGAATGATCGGTACTTTAATGAAGGGAGGGCCGAAACAAAAAGCAATGGGGCTAATTTTTGGCGCTTTACTTGAAGAAGTAAAATTTGAAGCGGCCACTTATGGTGAAGCTAAAACACTAGGGGGTACTGGATTTTTTGCAGGGGGCCAAGTAGCTAATGCTTTACTAAAAGGAAGAATGGGTGCGTTGGCTAGAAAAATATTAGGAGGAGCCGTCGGAGGTACAGCAGGTAGTGAAACTGCTAAAGTTGCTGAATCTATGGCAGAAGATCTTATGGGTGACAAAGATTTTAAAACCAGTATGCAAGAATATTACGGTGATATTGACGAAGTTACCGAGAGGCTAATAATTGACGGTATAGTTTTTGGTGTATTAGGTATGACCCATGCTAAAAAAATAGACTTCATGAAGCAAAGTGCTAAGCAAAAACTTTCTTCAAAGCTAAATCGAGAGATTAATGATATGTCTTCCATACTTACTCCAAAAGAACTTAGTAAAAAGAAAAACTTGAAAGCTGAACTTGATCAAGACCTAGCGCTTGATAACGAGGCGTTTAGCAAATTAGCTATAGGAGATCAAATAAAAAATGCTAAAGCTGCTAAAGCTAGACTAAATGAACTAGATGCGCAACTAAAAAGTGATCCTTTTGAAGGCGGACTAACGTCTTCTGCAGCTAAATTTGAGATGTGGGCAGAAAGAGGAATGCTGGAAAATATAATTTCTCGCGTTGACGCAAATAAAATGGCGGCCAGAAAGTCAATAAACGATCAAGCCAATAACTTTAAAGAAAGCATAGGCAAGCCTGATATGCCTGTTATTATAACAGAGAATGGTGAGGGGATGGCCCTTGGTAACAAGGGTGAATTTCAGTTTGAATCAGTTAACGGCAAGCCGTCCATAATAGTAGATTTATCTTTATACCAGCCTGGTGTTCTAAGTCAAGAGGGCTTTCATGCACAAATGGCATTTGCTTTTGGGAAAGGATCCGGACTTAAAAATGTAAGCCTTGAAGTTGCTAAAAAGCTAAGAGAAAAAATAGAACCCGCTGTAGAAAAAGCTTTAGCAAATGAAAGATTTGTTATAAGCGACGGTGAAGGCGGAACTAAAAATGGTACATTTAAAGAAGCTATAGAGGATGCTTACAGGGAAGATCCCGCTAAAACAGATGAAGAATACGTAGCTAACATTATAGAATTTCTGGGTAATAAAAAATACAGAAACCTTTTACTAGATAATTCTTTAATGGGTAAGCTTAATAAAGCTGTAAGGAATACCGCTAAAGATTTAGGCATAAGTAAACAAAATGTTGATCAGAACTTAACTACAGCTGAACAAACATTAGACTTCTTATATACTTTATCAGATTTTTCACAGGGCCCCGGAAGAGGTAAGAAGAACTTTGCTGCGTTTAAAAACCTTTCAATTGATGGGACTAAGCTGGTTGATATGAAAACCAATACGGAAATTACAACTGCAAAGGAAATTAAAAAAGACATTTCAGCATCTAAAGAAATAAAACCTGAAGAGAAAAAAGATATATTTTCAAAAGCAACAAGTGTATACGAAAAGATGATGGCTGACGGAGAAAGCATGGACCAAATCGGTGTGATGGTTGGATACGAATTTCAACCTCTAGTAAGATCTAAGCTGAGGTCTTATCTTACTGTCAAAGCGCTAGACAATGTTTCGGATCAAGTTATAGAAGACATCGTTTCAGATGTTACATTGGGTGATGGAAAAGGAGGTTCTCAAAATATACCAGGACTAGTTAAATCATACAAAGAAAGTGGTGAAGCCAGTTTAACTTCTTATATTTTTGGTCAATTAAATAACAAAATATTAGGCGCACTTCAACAACCAGCATATCGCGATATATTCAACACTTTTTCTATAGATGCTAATCCGGGTCAAGCTGAAAGACTAGCCGAAGGAGAAGGTTTAGGAGGCGAAGGGATTTCTGATGGGTACGTAGATTTATCTTCACCCGAACAAAATGTTAGGATAAACAGGATTAAAGCAGAAGTTACGCTTAAATTGCCTGCTGAGTTAAAAGAAGATATTAATAGCATAGGAGAGCGTCTTTTAATGTCTACCCCGTTAAAAAATCTTGAAGCTAAACAGGAAGGTAGTATAAAATTACCAAGCGGTAAGACAGCTGAAATCGTTATATCAAAAAGTGAGCAAGCCACTATTGAAATAGAGGGGGAACCCTCTGAAACTGTAAGAGTTAGATCTCCTAAAATTCTAGAAGAAAAATTCGGAACAGGTAAAAAGTCTTTTGTAAAAAAGCCTACTACTAAAGAAAAGCTTTATAGAGACGGCATTGACTTAATATACCCTAAGCTAGAAAAAGCTGTTGGGGGATTAAAAGACAATTATACTGCTACCCCGGAATACGAGGCTTTTGTAGACAATGCATATCCTTTGCTTAAAAATTATCTAAGCCAATCGGCTATTAACAAAAGATTTGCAGACTTCAAAGAACCAGCTATAGATAAAAAAACAGGCAAAATACTTAAGAAAAAAACTTCCGCAGGAGGAACCGTATTTACAAAAAAAGATGTAAAGTTAGCTGAGTGGAGAGGATACTTTTTAGGAAATGGTAGCAAGCGTATAGACGGGCGTAGACGATCTATAATAGAGGCATTTTCAGGAGAATTTGTATTTGATTCTGTAATGGAATCATTATCTAATGAAGCCATAAGAAAGCAAATAGAATCAAGACAAGAAGATATTGGTGTTGAGCTACTAGATAATTTTGTAACAGTTATTGCTAAAGAGATAGATCGTGGCAACCCAGGGGTTATGGCATCTAAGATAATAAAAATTGCTAATGAGTTTGGTGTAGACCCTTACAACATGCTTTTCGATAAAAACAATAACCTAAGACCTATAGATGAAATAGCAATGATGCCTGGTGGGCCTGAGGCTTTAGGTGAATTATATAGAGGGGCACAAGCTGAGCTTACAAGGCAACTACAAAACAGAGCGAAGGATCAGGAAATAAACACGGTAGATAAACTTGATAAATACTATAAGGACAACCCTGAGTTATTTACTCCTGAAATGCGAGAAGCGGTAAAAGAAGTAAGAACATTGTCAATGGAAGATTTCAAAAATTTTAAGGATCAAACCGACTTTTTAGTGACATTATTTCCAGAAAAATTTTCTGAATTTTCTTTAGAAACCGTGGATGTTGGTGTGCCAAATAGTTTTTTATCTCAAATATTTTCAGCAAACTCTAGAACAAACAAGGCTACGGAAGCTTTTTACATTAATAAAGGTTTATCAGCGGAAGCCGCAAAGAAGAAAGCTACCATTAACAGGGAAGAGTTTACTAAAAAAATTAAAGGCAAAATAGGCACAAACTATAATGCACCTGAAATGAAGCAAGCTAGAGAGGCGTGGGAAAGAGTAATGGAATTAGCTGAGGAAAACAATATTGATCGAAAAATTACTAATAAAAGCGTTAAAGTACAAAGAGGTATTACCATACTTAAGCAGGCAAAAGAGTATCAGGATGCAGTTGAAGCTATAATTTACTTGACAACAAATTTAACTACAAAGCAAAGAAAGGCTGAAATTAGCAAAATAGAGGGTTACGATGCTTACAAAAAGGCTATGGAATTACAAGTAGCTACATTAGATGCGATTTTACTTACATTTGGGGCAGCTTCCAAGATGGTAAAAGGAACTGCTGCAGAGCAAAAGGCTAGTAGAGATAATATATTCAAGGCTTTAGGCACTATGCTTTTAAACAACGATAAAGGGTTTAGAAATTTGTCACCTGAAATATACTACGAAATAAGAGATGGAGGTATAAAGGATCCTAAAAACGAACATTTGTTATCTAAAGCGGAATTTGCTACTAGGGTTTTAACAGCATTTAATGAAGGAAGATTAAATACATTAGAAGAAGTAAAAGAAGTTTCTTCTGAATACGTTAGTTTAGTTGGGGAGCGAGCAGTGCAAAAAGCCGCAGATGCTTTTATGGGACCTACTGCGGAAAACAACAAAGAAGCAAAAATGCTAGATTTTGTTAAAGGAGAAACGAACAGACAATTTTCTACAGCAGATTTAATTAAGCTAGATTCCGTTATAAACTTAATAACAGGTAAATCCGCTTTGCAGGAAATGATAGAAGCTCAAGCTAGGAAAGCATTAAACATGCCCCTCCGCAGTTCAACAGAAGCTCTGTCTAATAACAATAAAATTTTGCTAGAATCAGGAATGATGACCACGGACAGCAAAACTACAATTTCCGCTTCTAAAAAAATAATAAATCTTGACCAAGCTTTTGAAAACGGTAAAGATCCAAATAAAAAACCTAAAGGTATAAGTGTATTTGATTTTGATGATACATTAGCACGTACTAATAGTAAAGTGCTATACACAATGCCTGACGGTACTAAAGGTAAATTAAATGCAACCGAGTTTGCAAAAAAATCTGAAGCACTTGAGGCCAATGGTGCTGAGTTTGATTTCAGTCAATTTAGCGAAGTTGTTAAAGGTAAGTTAGGTCCATTGTTTTCTGAGGCTAAAAAGAAAGAAGGTAAGTATACTAATAAAGATGTATTTGTTTTAACCGCAAGGCCAGCTAATTCAGCTAAGGCTATATATGAGTTTTTAAAATCGGAGGGGCTAGAAATACCAATTGATAACATTGTAGGCTTAGGCGACGGCGCCGCTAAAGCTAAAGCAGAGTGGATGATAGGTAAAGTAGCGGAAGGATATAACGATTTCTATTTTGCTGATGATGCCATTAAGAATGTAGAAGCTGTCCGTGATGCTTTAGGATTGTTCGATGTGAAGTCCAAAGTACAACAAGCTATAATGGCTTCTAAAAAGATAACTCTCGAGCGAGGCTTGTCCGAAATGATTGAACGTAAAAAAGGGATATCTTCTAAAGAACCCTTATCCGCCGCAATAGCATCTAACCTAGGTAAAAAGAAAGGTCGATTTGATTGGTTTATTCCGCCTAATGCAGAAGACTTTGCTGGATTAATGTACAAATTTTACGGCAAAGGAAAGCAAGGCGATAAGGATATGGCATTAATTAAAGAAACTTTAATAAGACCATTCAATCGAGCGGAAAACGCAATAAGTACATATAAGCAAAACTTAGGTAATGATTACGCCTCTTTAGAATCTCAAATGAAAGATCTTAAAATCAGCATGACCAAAGAAACCAAAGACAGCCTAGAGCAAGCTAATGTGAACGCTGATCAAGCTACCCGGGTTTTTATATATAACAAGCTGGGATATAAAATACCAGGATTAGAAAAAAATGAAATAGCAAACATATCTAAAATAGTTAATGGAGACGCAAGGCTTTCTGCTTACGCAAAAGGTGTTATGGGTATAACCAAAACAAAAGAAGTATTTCCTAGACCAGGTGAAACGTGGTACTCCAGTAATATACGCTACGAATTGTTTAAGTATTCTACCGAGGGAGTTAGAGGTCATTTCTTAAAAGACTGGCAAAAGAACGTTGATGAAATGTTTACTGAAGAAAACTTTAGCAGAATCGAAGCAGGGTACGGCAAGAATTACGTTAACAATTTAAAAGAAACGCTAGCCCGAATGAAAACCGGTAAAACAAGATCTGCTGATTTAGGTAAGGATGTTCAAGCTGGTATGGATTACGTCAACGGATCTGTAGGGGTTATAATGTTTTTAAATACCAGGTCCGCTGTATTGCAGACAATATCCGCGGTCAATTATGTTAACTGGAGTGATAACAACCCATTACAAATAGGTAAAGCTGTTGCTAAACCAAAAGAGTGGGGTAAAACGTTTATGGAAATATACAACTCTGATTTTTTAAAGCAAAGAAGAGGAGGGCTTGAAATAAATGTGGAAGAAGCAGAAATCGCTAAAGCTGTAGAAAGAAGTAAAGGTAATGCTAGAAACTTATATGACAGCATGATAAAAATAGGATTTAAACCTACACAAATGGCGGATAGTTTTGCTATTGCATTTGGAGGAACTCCGTTTTTAATGAACAGAACCGCAACTTATGTTAAGCAAGGCTTATCCATGGAGGCCGCAAAGAAAAGAGCTTTTGAAGATTTTAGAGAGGTTTCTGAGGAATCGCAGCAATCATCAAGGCAGGATAGAGTGTCTAATATACAGACAGGTGTTGCGGGTAGATTGATATTTGCGTTTGCAAATACCCCAATGCAAATGTCTCGTATGACTAAAAAAGCTACGCTCGATTTAGCTAACAATAGAGGAGATGCTAAAACAAATATATCTAAGATGCTCTACTATGGTGCTGTGCAAAGTTATATATTCTACGCGCTACAGCAATCTCAGTTTTTAAGATTGTTCGGTGGAGACGATGAAGATATGACCCAAGAGGAAAAAGATTTTAACAAAGCAAACAATGAAAAAAAGAATACTAAAATAGCAAGTAGTATGTTTGACAGTTTTATATCTGGATCAGGATCCCCGGGTAAAGTAGCAATAACTGCTAAAAACACTATACTAGAGTATTATAAACAAAAAGAAAAAGGGTATAAAGCAGATTACGGTGATGTATTAAACGCAGCATTTTCTATATCACCTCCGTTGTCTTCTAAAAGTAAAAAGGTTTACTCAGCTTATAAAAGCTATAAGCACTTTTCAACTAAAACAGGACAAAAAGAATTAGCAGAGTACGGGCAGTATGCTTTTGACAATCCAATGTTAATGGCTAACGCTAAAGTTTTTTCTTCCGTTAGTAATGTACCAGCCGATAGACTAATACAGAAAGTAAACAATCTTTATTCTGCGTTTACTGATGAAACTTTAACCCCTATACAAAGTATTGCATTGGCTGCTGGTTGGGACAAGTGGAGTTTAGGTTTATATGATCCAGACTTTATGACTGCTGATGAAATTGCTGGGAATAAAGCAAAAAGAAAAGAACAATTAAAGAAAGAAAAAATAGCTAAAAAAGAAGCAGCTATAAATTCTTACGATATGAAGATGAGTGAACCTGAAAGAAGAGACATACTTAAGGTGCTTTCAAAAAAGCAGCAGATGGACTCCTTAGGTGCTTTAGAGGTAAGTATAAAAAGAAAAAGAGAATTGTATAAAATGAAGGAGATAAATAGAATAGAAGAAATAATACGATTACAAAACAAAAGACAATTTTATATAGACACAAAAAACATAAATAAAACTAGACAAGATTCTTTAAAATAACCTAACTAAAATGAATATAAGCGATTTGAAGATTTACCTATTAAACCTAGGCACATTTGCAATATCAATGACCCATGCAGATATGATACTTAAGCTCACCCTATTGGGTGTAAGTATAGGGTACACCGCTCACAAGTGGTGGTTATTAACAAAAAACAAAAATAAAAAATGAAAAACTTTATAGCAAAATTAAAACATGAATGGAACTCGTTCTTATATTATTTAATGTTTAAGAACAGAACAAAATAGAATTACTCAACAGGCAACCACACCTCGAAAATTCTATAATAAAAAAGCCGACGCAATTAAGTGTCGGCTTTTTTTATTTTAATACACTTCTTAACCATCGCAAGCTAAGCAGTCTTCGTCCATTGCTTTTGCAGCAATATCACCACGCAATACAGATTCTGTCCGTGTATAATATAAGGTTTTAATACCTTTTTTCCACGCTTCAAAGTGAACTTTGTTAAGCCATTTAGGAGTTGCTACCGCGGGAAACGCTAAATTTAAACTAACAGATTGATCTATATACTGTTGTCTTAATCCGGCCTGGGTAACCAGTTCCAGCTGATTGATCTCTTTAAATGTTTTAAAAACTTCTTTGGCAGGTATGTCATGATCACCCACGGTAATATTATCCAGCCCGTCAATATCTTGAATTGAACCATAGTCATCCAATATTTTATTCCACGTTTCTTCATTGTTTAAATTATGTTTAGTTAATACTTTAACAAGCGTCGGATTCTTTCTAATAAAAGTACCTTTCGCGCTTTGATCTGTAAAAACATTTGCAGCCCACGGCTCAATACCTGGCGAAACATTACCACTAAGCTTACTATTAGAAACAGTGGGAGCAACAGCACGTAAATGAGTATTACGCATGCCAGTTCCAGCACACCACAAAGGCTCGCCATAAATCTCTGCAAGATCTCTAGATGCCCTCTCACTTTCAATTTTAATTTGCGAAAATATCTTCCTAGTTTCAAACTGAGAGAGTAAGCCTTCGAAAGGAATACCTTTCTCTTGGAGATATGTATGCCATCCAAGGACTCCCAAGCCCAGTGCTCTCCCTTTCTGCGCAGATCGAACAGCATTTTCGAATCCGCGTAACCCCTTGGCTCTTTGAATAAATTCCTCCATAACTCCGTCAAGAAACATCGTAGCGTCATAGATAAGGTTAGTATCTTTCCATTCTTCATATTTTGCTAAATTTAATGATGATAGGCAGCATACAAAGCTGTGGCTTTCATCTGTGTGTAATGTTATTTCACTGCATATATTAGTCATGTGTACCTTTAACCCGTTATCTTTATATGCTTGTGGATTCGCTTTATTAACGTTTCCTTTAAACATAATATACGGCTCTCCAGTTGCCTTACGTTTTCTAAGTAATTTACTCCATCGAGTTCTTGCTTCTCCATCTCCTTGTTCAAGTTTACGCATAAACTTATCACCAACAATTGCGCACTGATGTAGATTAAGCGACTGTCTGTTAACATCCCCTTTAGGCTCTCGTATTTCCAACCACTCTTCGAAATCATCATGCTCAATATTAATGTTAACGGACGCAGCTCCTCTTCTGACAGATCCTTGATTGGTAGCGAGGATTGTGCTATCATAGATTTTGCAAAAAGGTACGACCCCATCTGATGTTCCATTTCCTGTAATTTTAGCGCCAGCGGGTCTGATCATATTAATTCCAATGCCAACTCCACCGCCATGCTTAGCGAGCAACATCATCTCTAAATTCTTTTGACCTATGTCCTGTATGCTATCAGCAACGTCAATACCGAAGCAGCTAATAGGCAACCCACGATCAGTACCTGTATTAGATAATACTGGCGAGGCGAGGCAAAGCCACCCACTCCAAATGTATTCGAAGAACGTTTGCGCCATTTCCGGCTTATATAATCTACGAGCAACTGTTTTAGCAACCCGTAAGTAAGCTTCTCGTGGCGTTTCTCCGTCGAATAAATATCCCCCGGATATAGTCTTCTTGTACACGTCGTTGTCACCCCACGCAGGGTAATCCTTGTTTTTTTCCCAATTTTCATTCCACATATTTTTTATTTATTTATTTATTATTATTACCAAATGTCTTCAAAGTCTTCTCCTTCGCCCGCTTTCGAGTAATCAGTCGGCCTAGTGACAAAAAAGTCAGTGTGAGTAACCCCCCCGGTAAGATGATAAAACCAATCCAAATTGCTCGCTGCTTGTTTGTCATACGCGAAATAGTTTCCCAAGTCAACGTAACCAAGTTCCACAAGTTTTTCATTTGTTCTTTTTTTAATGAAGTGCTTAAGATCATTTGATGATATACCTTTTATATCTCCCATCTCGAACATTTTGTCTATATACTTTACTTCTAGCTTAACCATTGTTTCGGCAGCAGTTATTATATCTTCTCTACATAAGTTTAGTAATTGATTATCTTCTTCACACATGTGTCGGAATAATCTACAACCCATCTTGCTGTGCAATGATTCATCTCTTACTGACCACTTCATTTGTTGCCCTATGTTTTTAAGTAAATTCCGTAGCTGAAAAGAATACAAGACAGCAAAAGCAGAATACAAACTGACACCCTCCGCGAAGGCACTAAATACTGCCAGCGACTTCGCAATACCAATAGTAGAATTGCCGCTGTATGCCACCAAGTTATCAAATCTATCTGCCGTAGCAGGCTCGTGTAAAAAGGCTTCATAGTCTTCTAGTTTTAAGGTTTCGTTTAAGTAACTGTAAGCTACTGCATGTATTGTTTCTTGCGATCCAAATATCATAGCCATTTGTTGTATCTCATGCTTTGGAAACCATCCTACAACTTTCTGCGTCCAGTAATCTGACACGGCACATTCAGTCTGAGCAAAACCTAATAGTATATTACCTACTAAGTTCTTCTCTTTAGCATCTAATTTTTCATTCCAATCTTTAATATCACTTTGCATAGGTATTTCAGTGTGTAACCAAAAGGCCTGTGCTTGTTTTAACCAACCTTCTGTGTAGTACTCTGGATACTCAAAAGGTTTATACGCTATTCTCTTATCAAATAATCCCATTTTTTATAATTGTTTTAAATAATTTTTAACTTCTATCCAATACGGTGTGTTTGTCGGGCAAAGCGTAAGTATCGTTTCTACTGTAACTATTGCATGGCCTAAAGCCGCCGGGTAGTGTTGATATACTTCCTCGTGTTCCTCTATTAACAACTCTGCTTTTTTTTCTGGTCTCATATTTTTTATTTTTAATATATTTTCATGTTAAATTCATTTTGTTTTTTTACCAACTCTCTCCAGGATATACGACCAGTATTTTCCCAGGACCATTTTATCCACTTGTCTATTTGTCTTTCTCCATAAGCTTTCTTAGCTAAGTATTTATTATATTTATTTTCTTCCATCTAATATAAGTTTTATCATTGCCGCCACATCTGTTTGGTTTTGAGGTTTATACAGTGTTCTTGTTTCCCCGTTGTTTACACACCATCTTTTAAATAGCTTCCAGCGTAAGGGGAATTGCTCATTAGCTCTTCCTTTGCATTCGATTATATAATCAAATCCTGTAAAGTCTGGAGTATACTTAATGCCTAGTATTTTTTTGGCGCCTCGATTTTTAAACTCTCCCTTGCCATTAGATTGCTTTTCAATAGATTCATTAGGAAATGTAAAGCCTTCTAAGGTTTTAAATACTTCATCTTCATACAGTTCGAATAAGCCAGCACTTTTTAATGCTAAATACGTATGCTTCTCAAGACCTGATCGGAATTGGATCCCGTCGGCACTAGCTTTCTTAGCGCGGACAGGACCTTTCTTTTTTGATCTTTTAAAGGGTTTCATTCTTCACAAAAGTTCCGTTAATCATCTGGCCAGTACGCTCTTTAATAACACTATAAGCTGATGTTACACAATCTTCAATATTGTAGCCTTCCATACGAGCTAAGTTTGTTAATACAACAACCATATCGCCAATAGCATCAATTATTTCAGGCTCATCTTCTTTTAATATAGCTTCGGCTAATTCACCTGCTTCTTCCATTAATTTTAAGTACTGAGTTTTTGAATCTCCTTTATCATATATGCCTTTATCGTTAGCCCACATTCTTATTAAATCAAAAACGTTTTCGTTAGGAATTTGAGGAGGTGTTGCTGATATATATTTATATTCCGTTTCCGCGGGAGCAACGTGTATAGGTTTGTTTACTTCTAAACTCTTGTAGTCGTTTGATCCAACTTCTTCTTTCTGCTTACATATATCAATTAATTTTTTATTGTATATGTAACATCTTTCGTTTCTCCATTGAGAAGTATCAACGGCCTTCATAAATTCATCAACATTTTGTTTTGTTACGGTCGCTATGCTTTCGTTTGGAAGTTTTATAGATAATGGCAATCTGTCTGTTATCCAGTTCTCTAGCTTAACAACAGGACACGGAAAAGTAACTGTTTGATTTGTTACATTAGGCTTATCCCCTGCATACGGCTGCTTTTCTCTAGTTACTTGCGAATAACTTTGTCTATCGGTTTCATAACCAAAACTTCGTTGATGATTAAATTCCATTTCAGAAATTACATCTTTATCGTCACTACTAGCTAGTATTTCATATTCACCTGCTTTATAGCCTTGCTGATCAATAACTCTTTTTTGTATGTTACTAGTCACTCCTATTTTTAAACCTGGAATGTGGTATAAATAATATCTTTTTGCTTTACTCATAATTTAATTGTTTTAAATGCCAACGCTCAAAGGAGCTTTTATAGCTGGCAATGGATTATATTTAATTAATTTAATATCTTCAGCTTCTGGTATGTTAACTCCCTCTAGCGCATTATTACAAAGGCCTCTTTCTAATTCAAGTTTAGGTAATCCTCGCTTTGGTCTGCTTAAATACTCTTTAGCTTGATTTATATGATCGTTGTACAAATGACAGTCGCCAAGCTGTCCTATTAGCTGTCCAGGGATCAAATCAGAGCCTTTGGCTAACATCTCTAAGAGTAAGCCATACATTGTAATATCGTACGGCAGGCCAAGAAAAACATCGGCCGATCTTTGCTGCCACATTAAGTCTATAACTCCGTTGTTAACGTAAACTTGAAAGCCATAATGACATGGAGGTAAAACCATATCGCTTAGCTCACTAACATTCCAAGCTGACACCATCATACGACGACTAGTATGATCATAGTGTATAGCATCGACTAACCTGTAAAGTTGATCTACATCATTCCAGCTTCGCCATTGCTTTCCATACACAGGACCAAGCGTTTCGTCTGTGCGACCTGAGCGTTCATAGTCTGGTCTCCAGTATTTAACGCCGTTATCTTCTAGATATTTAAGATCAGTTCGGCCTTGTAATATCCAAAGCAGTTCAGTTCTTGCAGCATTAAAGCTTATCTTCTTTGATGTAAGTATAGGGAATCCCAGTGACATATCGTGCCTAATCGTTCTTCCGAAGACAGACTTCGTCCCTGTTCCTGTTCTATCCTTCTTATCAGATCCTCTGTGGAGTATCTCTGACATAAGCTTTTTATATTCATCCTCTATGTTAGTCATGTTTTGGTAATACTTTTTTTAGTTTTTCAATATAGTTAGATGCATCTAGTAGTTCTTCTTGTATGTGCTGTAGCCACTTATGAACGTCTTGTACATCTTCGTCAAGTGTTACACCATACTTTTCGTATCCTACATCAGATCTACTAACTAATTGATCGACTACGCTTTCAATTACCGGGTCTCTAAATGTTACTTCTTTTGTTTTCATTTTTAGTTGTTCAATTAGTATTGCATCGTTTGAATCCATTTCTTTTTTACTCATCATTGATTTGATTTTTTATAATAATACATATAATACTCATACATTTTAATCCACACTTCATTCTTGGATAATTGATCAGGAGCATTAATTATTTTGCCATTAAGTTCTAATACTAATATCCATCTTGTGGGTGTTCCAGCGCCTACTGCCGAAGGTGATATTTTTATATTATTATCAATACACCAACGTCTTGCAGCTTCTTCTTCTTCGCTTGGGTTATGCTTACCCATCATACTTACTTTAGCTTTAGCCATTCTCCCAAGGCATTTTAATGTCATCCGGTTTATTAAGCGGTATGTAACAACCACTGTTCTTTTCCCAGGTGAAATGTGTTTCAGCTCCGTTAATACCTAGATTCTGAAACTTACACTTAAGTACTTTTACTTTAACAGTGTTAGCCTCGTAGTCTCTGTGTACTAATAGCCCATGATAACTAGCATCATACCATTCTCCTCCTCCTTTAATAGAATACATTGTAGGCTCTTCAATTTCGCCTGTCTTTTGATTCTTATACATTTTAGTGGGGTGGGCAACAACGAATACAAGTACATCGTACTTCTTAGCGAAGACTTCAATCTTAGTTAAGTAATCCATAGTATATCTGTTAACATCATCGCTAGCGGCATCTATATCTCTTACCTTGTTAAATGGATCTATAACTAAACACTTAATACCTTTACGCTTAACAAGCTCTGCACCTTTCTTAAGTACAGCTTCTAAAGAGTATCTTTCCATATCTATGTGAAAGTAATTTGCATTACAGTGATCAGCTATCTGATTCCACTTGTCTCCTCCGATATCATCTTTAGCAGGCATACCCTCCCAGTGCTTACGCATTAATTTGTGGGCGTGTAAAAAGGTCGGTACATTTTCAGGCGAAGCATACGCTGTCTTCCAATTGTAACGTTTGTTATATCCCACAACCATTTGGTCCACAAAATCACTCTTTCCGGAAGAAGGAATACCAGTGACAGTAATAAATTGACCGGTATAAGTTGAAAAGATATTATCAAAGTCCTCAAGCCCAACCTGAAATCCTGGTGTAAAGCCATTGCGTACAAACTCGGTAATTTCGTCTTCGATATCCCTAAACGTCGTAACGTTTTCCATTGGCACAGGCTTCGCTCCCGTAATACGCTGTGATAGTTTCTCTTTTCCATATTTCTGTAGGTATTCGTTTGCGTCTTTACAGTCTTCAAACGTTGTTATAAAACAAACTTCAGATCCTAGCCTTCGTATTAACTCAGTTTGTAATGCTAATCCGGCATCGTCTGTGTCAACAGCTAATATGATCTTCTCTTTGTCTTCAAAATAATCAATACAATTATCAAGATAATCAAGGTTGTTATTATTTAATGTTGCTCCGTTAGGTACTGAGATAGCGTTAGTAACACCTGCTTCATGCAGCGCTAACACATCCATCTCGCCTTCAACTATTATACAATACTCAAAGCCAACAGTAGCATCTATGTTATAAAATACTTTTTCTGCACCAGACACAAGCTTAAAGTTTTTTCGAGCATCTCTGTATTTGATGTTCGTTAACTCGCCACCCATAAAATAATTAAAATGAATTGCATTTTCATTCTTTTGAGTTTGAGGCATGTAAGTTTGACCTTCCGTTACCCTAACTTCTTTTAATGTTTCACTACTTATTCCTCTGGATTCAAACCATTCAACTACCTTACTAGATACATCGGCATCTACAAAGGGTTTAGGTTTTTCGTATACTTTTTCTGCTTTACCTTTGCGTTTAAAGGTATGCAATTGAAAAGGTTTATTGCAGTTGTGACACGTTCCAATACCTCTTTTCCAATCATAAGAAGCGCATTTAGCTTTTTGATTCTTAGGCTTACGATCGTGAGAGCACATAGGACATACGCCTTGCGTCTTCTCTTCTAGCTTATGTACATTGTACTCGTCAATTACAAAGCCGTTAATTTCACTTACCATATATATAGGGGTTAAAAAAGGGAGCATACATTTCTATATACTCCCGATAAATTTAATTAGATTAATTGTTATTCTCCGTCTAAGCATTCTGGACAGATGTCGCAATATTCAAAGTCACACTTAGTCATGACTTCATTACACATCTCACATTGCTCTGACATTAGAAGGGTAAATCATCGACTGCTGGTCCAACAACAATTACTTTATTGCTATTCATTTCCATGTTACCTCCCTCTCTGGGTGCTGCATCTACGTTCGTGCCGTTAGTCCAAACAATTTTTACATTACCTAAGTAAACTTTGTCTGCTTTAGCGTCGCGCTCGTCTTTTGTTTGCTCTACTATTATAGGACCATTGTCTCCATAATTTCCGAGCTCATCGTTAATTGTAATTGTAATTGGTAGGTAGCTACCTTTCTTTCCTTGATAGATCTTACTCTTAGGAATTTTACTAAGATCTATGTTTGCTTTCATAATACTTGCCATAATTTAATACGTTTGTAATTGGTTAAACATTCTTGCTAATTGTTCTTTTGTCGCGCCCGTGTTTCGTCGAATGTTATCAACGGCTTTTACATGAGTTTGGTTAGTGTAAAAATTCGTTGCTGCAGTTTTTATACCTGTTACAGCACAGGTTTGTTTTGGTGTTCTTTTCATTTTTATATATTTAATTGGATTCATATTCATTATCTATTGGTAGTCGTTTTTGTTATGCAATTATAATGTATCAGTTTTAACATAGTCTTTAAGATCAAATAAAGGATCGTTTATTAGTGTTTCGTAAGCTTCCATAGCTAACTTAACTTTATGCTTACCTCGTTCATAAAAGTCATCAGAACAACCATATATGCCGATCTGATGCGTCTTCTTGCATATAACAAGGAACACTAAGTCATATCCAAATATTTCTCTATATATATAAGCTTGGCTGTCGTAATTATAGATGCTAGCACTTTTTCTAAAGCGATTTATATCACCTGTTGTTTTTATATCTACTATTAAGCCTTGATCTTTGTTAATGCAATCGGCTTTACCTTTCCACCAAGTGTTATTTATATTTTTGATACCAGGCTCTTCGTATATAACTTCTTTCCCTTCTAATAAAGATTGACATACTGAATTGTTTTTAATTTTGTTAATCATTTCGTTGCACTTATTAACTTCTTTGCGGGTGATCATCATCTTACCGTCGTTGTTTGCAACATCTTCTTTGTATATTTTTGTAACTCTGCTAGACCCTTCTGACACAGGATAGTTAGCCTCCAGTTTATCTGGTTCTAATATAGCTGTGTGTATGTACCCGCCAATTACAAAATTTATATTTTGTTCCGTAGGTTTTCCAAACTGTTCAGGATCGTTCAGCAACTTATATATATCTGAGTTAGATCTGTATTTTCTACCTACTCCGTCATAATACTCTGCGTCACTTCTAAGTAGTTCTACTACTTTACTCTGCTCTGCTTTAGTCATTATAACGTTTCAGTTTTTATAGGAGCAGCTTCTTCCAGCCCCTTCTTAACTATAGCAGTCATTTTATACTTTTTAGATATAGCCTCTAAGTCTCCTCCTCCTTCAACAAACTTTAATGCTTTAGCATACAAAGGTGATTTTTTAGATGTAATCTCTTCTTTAGCAGTCTTGCCAGAGTGATCATTAGAGGCATCTGCATCAGCTGTATCATCAATAAGTAATAAGTTACCTAAAGCATACTTTTTGCCGTAAGATGAGGCTGCTCCGTACTTCTGGGGCATAGACATACCTTTAGACATTAGGTCGACACCTACAATAGCATTAGAGTGTATAGCATCGTCAGATTCTGCATCATATATACTCGCAGTTGATTTAAGTATTGGCGGATCAAAAGATATTAATTCTTCGTTAATAATAACTGTACATTTCTCGTAGTCCAAGAAAGGTTTTATAGCCTCAAGTATATCTTCTGCAGCACGGTAATTGTACTTACCAAACCCATTGTATCTGGATTTTTTAGCTTTAAGATTAACCTGAATACTGGCTAACTTCATTTTTAAATTTGATTTCATTTATATAGTTTTTATTGGTTTAAATACTTTGGTGTTATATATATAATTACACGTTTTTCTAATAAACTACAGATTATTTTTAGTTATAAACTAAAGTAAATCAGGTAGTTGCGCGTCATTTGTCTTCTCAATTAACTTGTCGATAGCCTTGCGTTTTATCTCAGATATACGCACTCCTTTCTTCTTGTAAGATCCCTCAATACCCAGTATCTCACAGATTTCAACAGCATCGTGCTTATTGCAATCAAGACCGTAACTTAGCCTTACAACCTCTCTTTCGCGATCTGTTAGATGTTTATTAATTAAAGCTAAAAGATACTCATTCATAAATGTAACGTTGTAATCTTTTGAATCATCTGGTATTTCAAGTTCAAAGTTTGAATCGCTATCATTACCGGATTTAAAATCACCCATGTATAATGACTTAGATTTGCTTAACAAATTACTAATTGCCGGATCGCTAGGTTGCTTACGTATCTCTGTGATCTTCCATTCAGGAATTTTAATATCACCCATGTTATGGTTAATGTATCTTCTTATTGTTCCTTTAATTCTTTTTGATAGAAAAGATTTTAATGTTTGTTCTATATTATTAGATTGATTTAGCAGAACCCAATCAATTTTATCTATAGCATTGATTAATCCTATATGACCGGACTGTATAAGATCATTTATAGATAGTATTCCAATCGCTTGATGTGATGTGGCAAACTTCCGTGCTAAGTTTTCTGTTAGGGGCATGAACTTAATTATAAGGTTGTCTCTGGTGTACTCATCAAAAAATACACGGGGTAAATTACTTAATGTACGTTTAAGATCTTTTTGGTATCTTACGTAGTTAGTTATATTATATTTCTTCATCGTTTATTTTTTTGTATGCTTCTGTCATAGCTTCGTTATCTGAAAAAAAGTTGTTGTTGATCTTTAACATCCACTCATTGAATTTTTCAATTTCTTCCATAATTTATTTATTTTAAAAGTTTAGCATAATACCATGCAAGTTTGTCGTAAAAACACGTGATTATATACGTATACTAAAACAATTTTAATTCTAGTTTAATATTTATTTTTAACCAAAAATAATAACATTTAGTTTTAATATCCGCAATAATTTAGCGGGAGTACTTTATTTTAATTTTTTAATTTTTGCAAAAACGTGTGCTGCTTGTACATAATCTTCTAAGCTTTCGTAATGCTTTAAAAGCATATTTAATTCAGCTATTTGATCATCATTACTTGGTAGCGAATTAATAAACTCTTCATTCATAGCCTTGGCTTCTACATCCATGCGCTCGAACAATCCTTCTACAACCATATCTACAATTTTATTAATCTCTTCTTCTGTCATACTTTAATTTAAGTTAGTTAATTGGTATTCACCAGATAGTATTTTATCTTTAGTCATCTCTTTGTACTCGCCAAGAAATTCATTGCGATATTTACCGGTAGTGCGTGAGTAATCCCATGTGTCTTCGTCTAATTGTATTTTGCCGTTGTGATCACGAAAAGCGATCGTGCTGTTGTAGCTTTGAAAATACATACCGTCAGATACGTATAGCAAAAACTGATTAGGGGCAGGATTACCACCCCTTGTATACATCTGTCTAACTTTAGGCTTCATCTTCATCTTCATCTTCAATATTTACTATATTAAACAATGCACTTACTTCCTCGCATATCTCTTCAGCTATCTCATCAGAGCCATTAAAGTCCATACTACTTATAGAGATGCGATTGTCATAGTCTATTTCAAAATCCACATCGTAATTATTAGAGTCGTTAAAGTCAGTATTCCTTATTACCTGCCAAATTGCATCTTGAATTTCTCTTATTTGATCAGGTGTAACTTTAGGTCTGTCTACAACAGCCATGCGCCGTTGCATATCTCCTAAGGCTTTTTTGCAGTGCTCTGTCTCGCTTTCGCCTCTTGCAAGATCTGTTGTTAACTCGTTTATTCTTCTTTGTAATTCTTCTTTAGTCATTTCCATATTATATATATTTAGTTATTATTCAATTGTATTATCTGTTAGTTGTCGTTTTTATTTTGTAAGTTTAAAATCAAACTTCATTCGTAGGTGTTTACTTACAAATCCACCAACTGAATCGGTTGTTTGTAATCCACGCCATACATGGATCGGTACATCAACGTAAGTATAAATCGCACCGCGACTAAACATTACCATTAGTTCTTCTTCTCGGTGTTTATAGTGTGCATAAATCACCGCTTCTGATTCTACGATCAGGATTTCTTTAGTTACTTTACTCATAGTTTTTAGTATATATATTCAATATTACTTATTTCTCTTACTATTATTTCATGTGAATGATCGCAATACATTATTGCCCATTGTCTTGCTTCGTCTAGCGTTTTTTTCAGTATAAATGTGACTTCATCTGCATTGTAGATCATAAATTTACTCATCTAGTTTTAGTTTTACATAGGTTAATCCGTCATACCCGGAGGCAGTCCATCGGAATAATTGATTTGGTGTTAGGTTATGCGCTAACGATTCTAATTCTTCAATAGGCATAAGGTCAATTTGTTTTGCTGTCATAGTTTTTAGTTAAATTGTTTATGTTCAGTGTATAGCATTTCTTTTTTATCATTAGCACAGTGTGCTTTTTCACTTATGTAATAATTACGGTAAGCGGTTACGGAATCACCTGAAACTTTATACTCATCTGGCATACATTGGGGCATGTCAGTTAAGCCGGTATTAAAGATCGGACCAGGTGTTTGAGACAGTACGTCTTCGCACTTAGTTATAGTCAGGTGTTTTTTACCGTAACGTTTAGTATATTCATCGCCAAGAGCTAACATGTGGTAGTATAGCCATGCATAGTTTTGAAGAGATGTACGTGTCCACACAGCACTCGGATGGTTTTTGTGTGTCAATTTGTAGGGAACATCTATCTCACTATCAAGCATGTGATGAGCTGAACACAGTAGTTGTGCTGACTCAAGTATCATCTTGACGACGTGTTTATTGTATTGTTTTTCCGCTGCGATAACTGGATCGCTGTTTAAATAAAATATATTCATAGTTATTAGATTTTGTATTCAGTTATATTATCTATAGTCGATCGTTTTTGTTATGCAACGTCTATTACTTTTTGTGACACATTGTCATATATTGCTAATTGTTTGTTAAATTTAGCTATTTTCATCGCCTGTTTAAGATCGCTTACACTTAAGCCGTAGTCAAGAAAATATATATCGTCTTCACTTAACCAACCGCCGAATAATTCGTGCTGACTGTTAAATGCATCATCTACTATTTGCCACGTATTTTTTGAGAATAGCGATGGATTTGCAGTTTTAAGTACATTTTTTATACTAACAGTATAGCGCTCTAGTCTGGTGTTATTTACATTGTGAGTAAAATCTGCTTTTGCATTAATTTTGTTAACGACATCTTGCAGTGGTGATATTTCAATTAGTCTTCCCATAGTTTAGTTTAAAATTAGTAACCAGTGAGGAATCGAACCTCATACTCGTCAGTAGTACGCTCGGTCGGAGCATCCATACCTGGTTTAATAACCGCAGGGAGATTCGAACTCCTTCACTAGCTAAGTGAGTGGCCTTCCTATCGCGGTTGTTCATATCTTATTAGTAACCGCAGGGAGATTCGAACTCACCTCACTAGCTAAGTGGCGTTCCTTTCGCGGTTAGCGGCTATTACGTGATCATTAATCGTATCTTTCGCCTAGTAGTTATCTTCGCGTGTTCTCTTTGAGTATTTTTAGGATTATACCTTGCATTATTACTCATCACACTCGCGATCGGACTTGCACCGTGCCAGCGGTTAATTACACCGCCGCTCGTGATACTACTTTTCTGTTAGTCCTGCTAATACTTCGTTATATGCGTAGTCCATAGCTTCTACAAATTGACTGTCATTCATGTTGTCTATTAGCTCGTCAGGCATCTGCCATGAAACAGTTTCACGCAGGTGATCTTCAATATAGTGTACAATACCCTCTGCTACAGCATTGAGTTCGTTTTTTTGGTGTTCAGTTAGTGTCATAGTTAATT